GGCGTCTCCCGCCTTCGAATGCGGGCGGACGTCAACCTCACGGTCGGGCAGACGGCTCTTACCTCCTCGTCCAGTCCCGCGCTCCCTACGGACTTCCTCGAGCCCATTCGCCTCTGGGAGCGGCTCACGAGCGGCACGTACCTGGACTTCGTCCAAATGGTCAAGGTCCGGGACGCCCTTCCCCAGAACGAGCCCCAGTCCACGAACCTCATCTGGTGGGAGTGGCGAAACGCCGCCCTCTACTTCGTGGGTTCGACGCAGGCCGTCACCATCCGGATCGACTACTACGCCGACGTCACGGCACTTCTCGACTACGGGGACGCGGTTCCGATCGACGACATCAACGGGCCACTCGGCTACCTGACCGCCGCTGGATACGCCATCAGCTTCGACGCCGGCCTTTCCGAAACACTGAAGGCGGAAGGGAACCGCAAGCTCTCGACCGTCATCAACCTCGACACTCACGTCAAGCAAGAACGTCCGGCCCGCGCTTACCGGCGTCGGTTCGGCATCCCCTATTAGGAGGCCAACATGGCTAACGCAATCACCATCGACAACACGAAGACGGACTCCACCCAGAACCATTTCATCTTCTACGGGACAATGGTTCTGAGCGGCAGCTACGCGACGGGTGGCGAGACGCCGGACTACACCCAGGTCCAGGCCACGGGCACGGCCGACTGGATCGACGTCGCGTCTCTCGCCGGCTACGCCTGGGTCTACACGTTCACGGACGCGAAGATCAGGCTGAACGATTCAGCGGGTACCGAGCACGCGGCCGGGGCCTATGCCGGCGGCATCACGGGCGACACGGTTCGCGTCCGGATTTGGATGAAGAAGCTGTAGATGCCCGTCACGGACGGATTTGACGACGCGCTGGCCGTCGATACTTTCGGCGGCCTCGTGACCCAGGCGGATCGGAACGATCTCCCGCCTGGGGTGTCGCCGAATTGCCAGGACGTCGAGTTCTCCCCCGGCATGGTTCGATCTCGAGGCGGCTTCAGGAATTACCTGACGACGAATACGCTCGGGAATCCGTCCTACATCAAGGCGGCGATCCGGGATGACTTCGCCAAGACCGAAACGAGTCTGGTCCTGGCCGACGACGGCGGAACTCTCGGAGCCAAGCTCTACGCGAACGGTACGTCGGTTGATGCTGAACTCGGCTACGCCTACGCCATCGCGACTGTTGCCCTGGCCTCTACCGTGACCAATGGTCGGAAGCGACTCTGCGGTCACTCGGCGACCTTCGGGCAGTTCGAAGCCATCGCTCTCTCGGATGGTCGCTTCGGGATGTCTCAGCCCCGAAAGTACGATCTAATCGGCGGCCAGTTCGAACAATTCGCGCCGCAGGGGCCGGGCATCGGGCCAACGCTAGCGGCCGGCGCAGCGGGGACTGTTGACAACGGGTCGCACTACGCGACGGTCGTATTCGAAACGCGGCACGGCTATCGAACCGATGCACCGCTCGGGATCTTCGTCGCGAACATCGTCGTCGTCCTCAATCAGAAGATCGTTTGCAATAACATCCCCCTCGGACCACCCGGTACGATTCGTCGGATCATTTTCTTCACTCCGGTCGGCGGCGATTCCCTGGCAGGTCCCTATTTCGCGCTCAACGATTCCGTCACCTCGACGTTCATCAACGACAACACAACGACTACCGCGACCTTCGACTTCACCGACATACATCTAGTCTCCGGCATTCCGCTCCTGCCACTCGTGAATCAAATCGAGATGCCGCCTGTCGCTGGCTTCTGCCGTTACAGAGACCGTCTCGTGGGATGGGGCGCCCTGACCGACACCACGCTCTACATCAATCCCGGCTTCACGGTGCGGAACCTGAGCTTCGACGGCGGATTGGTCGGGACGACTCCGGGCGGTTGGGGTGCGCCTGCCGCCGATGGGTCGGTCGTCACGGCAGCGGGCGCAGCAGGCCAGGTCTACCAGATCGCCCCCACCGCCGTTGGGGCACGGGGTGCAATCGTCAGCCTAGGGTTGATCGACCCGACGATCTTCGGCAACAACGTGACGATTCTGGCCCGCGTGCGGCGATCCGCCGGCATGGCGGCGGGAACGCTTCGGATCACGGCTTTCGGTAGCACGAAGACCTTCTCCGTGGCTGCGGCCGGCTTCTCGACGCGCTGGTGCCTAATCGGGTTCACCTGGACGAACACGACGACGCCGACAAGCCTAACGCTGGATCTCAATAACGCGACGACCGGCGGTGAATACGTTCAGATTGACGCCCTCTACGCCCAGAGACTTGGTGACGTCACGAACCCAACCGATGTCCTGATCTCGCGGGCTGGGCTCCCCGAATCGATTGACCCCCTCCAGGGCGTCGTCTCCCTTGGCAGCGAAGACGGGCAGGCCATCCGCTGCTGCTTCGAGTTCCGCGACAACCTCTATATTTTCAAAGAACGCTCGTTCTGGGTGACGCGCGACACGGGCTACAACGAACCCGCCGACTGGAATCTTGAACTCGTCTCCGGCAACATCGGAACGCCCTCTCGTTATGGCGTTGCCCGAGGCGAGGACTGGCTGGTGATCGTCTCCCAGACCGGGCTTTACCTATTCTCCGGCGGTCAGCCCGAGAAGATCAGTCAGGAGATCCAGCCGACGTGGGATGCTGTTGCGTGGGCTGTGGCTGGCGAATACGCCTGGGCGACGGTGGACATCACGAACCGGCGAGTTCTCGTCGGAGTGCCACACTCCACCACGACGACCGCTGCGTTCACGAATGGCTCGACTGCCGTCACCGGAACCGGCTTCAGCGTCAACTGGCAGGGCGCGATCCTCACGCTTCCGGCCGAGCCCCTAGTGACCTACACGATCGTCGATGCCACGACCACGACCCTGACCCTGGATCGCGTCTTCAGCCCGGCGAACGGGAACTACTCAGTTGTCATCACCGCCCTCGACAAGCTCCTGGTGATGGACTACACGAACGGATTCGGCAATCCGCTGGACTCCGGCGGTAACGGCCGGGCCTGGACCATCTGGAACGTTTCGACGTCGGTTGGGACCGTCCGGGACCCGACGTCCACGCCGTACTACGACATCGGGGTGCCCCAAGTCCTCGTCGGCCTGAACGACGGGACCGGCCGCGTCCAGAACTACGACGGGACGACGACCTCCGATCAGGCGTCGGGCGGCGGGAATACGGCCATCACTTCCTTCTACGAGACGGCGCCTCTCGGGCGGCAGTCTGGACGCTCGGCCTACGGCTTCCTTTCGGCCAACGCCAGGGGCTCTGGAACGCTCGCCTCGAGCATTACCTACCCGAACGATTCAAACGTCGCGCTCCGGAACCAGACGCTCGCCGACCCCGCGCTCCACGATCTCGAGTGGCAGCTCAACGCCATCGCGACGAGGCTTGGCTTCCGGTTCGGAGTCACGGGCTCGACCACCGCCTACTTCAAGCTGAAGCGCTGCGTGCCGTACACCCAGCCGGCCCCGCACTCAACATTCAGGGGGATGGCCTAGGTGGGTAAGTTTCTCGACATCTCCCAGCGTCTCGCGCAACTGGACGATCCTCGGCTCGTTCAGACGCTCAAGCTTCTTCAGGATGGCGTGAACTCGGCCATGGCGCAGGGGACTCCGGGCACCGGGGGCCAGCTCCCGCTCATCGACTCTCAGCCGACCGTCGTCATCACGGCGGCGGTCACTCGCGTCAGGGGAACGGCGACGATCACCCGGATCACGGCCGATCCCTCGATGAGCCCCCTGGCGTTTCTGGCCGAGGGCTCGTGGTTCACTCAGGCCACGGACGGCGGAAACATCGCCGCGTCACGGGCTCCGAACCCCGGATGGACGCAGCTCTTCTACTACAATACCAACGATACCCGGTGGTACCCGGTCTAGGGAGGATGCGATGAGCGTAGGCGGAGGCGGCGGTTCGTCAAAGGGTGGCTTTGAGGACATGTACGCCGCGAACCAACTGAACAAGGGGCGCGAAAATAGCGATCCGAATGGACCGGGGGCGGCAGCCATGCGTCAGCAGCAGCCCGACTGGATCAGCCAGATGAGCAGGCCCTACGCCCCGATCATCCCCGGCCAGCAGCCCAATGACCAACAGCCAACCGATCCCAACCAGAGACGACTTCAGCAGATGTACCAGCCCCAGAACCCCAACGGGTACGGCGGCTATTAAGGGAGGACAACATGGGAATGAGTGGAGACGGAACTGATCTCAACCCCGGTGCCCCGCCGATACCGAACCCAAAGATGCCGATCAACCCGCCGGTCGGATCTGGTGGCTGGATGGGTGGAAACGGCGGAGGTCCCGGCGGTGGCGCCGCTGGCTCCTACGGGACGGGCGGTGGCGTCATGACGGGTGGTCAGCCTGGCAATGGCTTCGACCCCTCGCGCTTCGGCTACAACGGCATGGGGATGAACCCCGGCTTCGATCCGGGCGGTGGAGGCGGTGGGCCGATCCCCGAGCCCGGCGCCGGGCAGTTCATGGGCTTCGGTACGGGCGGAGGCGGCGGTTACCGAGCGATGCCCGTGATGCCGCCGCCCGGTGGCGGCGCCTCGATCGGTGATTCTCCGGCGGCCGGTGGCAACATCGGGGCCGACAGTGGGGCGATGACCGGCGGGAACATGTACAACCGAGCGGACGTCGTGACGGAGAAGGACGGCCCAATGGCGCCGGGTGGCGCACCCCGCATGGGTGACCAGGGCTTCAACCCCTACCGCAAGCGCCAGTGGGGAGGCCGCATGGGTGGCTACGCTGGCAACCAGCCGATGGGCGGGAATCGAGCCGGAGGCTACGCCGGCATGACCCCGAGCGGGATGGGGCGCGGTCAGTCCAACCGCCCTGATCTCGAGCGTCGGGCGCCCCCTCCGCCTAACCCCGGCATGGGGTACGACCGCCAGGGCCAGTCCTAATGGCCGCTGAGCCCGAGCGCTTCCCGACTCGAATCCGTCCTTACCGGAAGACGGATAGGCCGAGGCTTCTCGAGCTGGCGGAAGAGTATCGGGCGATGGACCCGGAGTTTCACTTCGCTGATCCCGACAAGCCCGAGAACTTCGTGACGTTCGTCGCGGAGAACGAGGCGGGCGAGATCATCGGAGCGGTCACGGGTCAGGCGGCGGTCGAAGCCTTCATGGTGATCGACCGTTCGTACGGCACGCCGCAGGATCGATGGGCGCTCGTCGAATCCCTGATCGACTTCGGGGGCGTGGACGCCTACATGCGTGGATTCCCGATTGTGTACATCGGGGTCTGTGACTACATCAAGGGGTTCGCCCGTCGTCTCCTAACCATGACCGGGATGACGGACGACAACAATCGGGCGCACCTCCGGTTCAAGGTCAGGCAGCGCTACGCCGACATCAAGAGGAGCGAAGCATGAGCGTATCAGGCGGCCTCGACATGGGGCGTGAGCGCCTCCAGACGACGGACAAGAACAATTACCTCGGGGAGGATTCCCAGAACAGGCCGCTCGAAGACCTGATGAATCGGTACATGGACGCCATTAACCAGTCCCAAGCCGAACAGAACCTTACGTGGGGTGGCGCTGGTTACGGTGGGTCCTTCCTCCCCGGCAACGATCCGCGTCGTGGTGGAGGAGGTGGAGGAGGTGGCGGGAACGGAGGAGGTGGTCCGGTAGATCCCAATGGCTACCCGATCATCCCCGGCGGCCCCGGCGCAATCGGTGGTGGACGTGGACCTCTTCCTGGCCGATACCATTACCAGTATCCAGATGGTGGTGGGGGCGGCGGCATTCACACCCCGCTTACCGGCACGCAATACGGTGGTCAGGATGCCGCGAACGGCGACAACCGGATGTTCGAAAGCCAGAACCTCACGGCCTACGGCAACGATACCGCCGACCAGGATAACGGTGGTGACGGTGGGGGTGGAGGTACCGGCGGCGGAGGCGGCGGCGGCACGGGCGGAAACGGTGGTGGTGGCGGCGGCGGAAGCTACGGAGGCGGTGATCCCTACGGAGCCGGCAACCAAAACACCCCCTGGCGGCGGGACCCCACGGGGATGTACTACTACCAGGCGGACCCGCTACATCGCAACGAGAACGACGAGGGCCGTCAGTCCCCGGTGACACCTCAAGGCTCCAACTTCAACGACGCGTGGAGCACGTCTCCCGCATGGCGTCCCGAGGCTCCGACCGGCGGCATCTACGGCGCCAGTCAAAACCTCATGGGTGGCGACATCACGGGCCAGAACCTCGCGACCGAGCACGGTTATGAGGGCCTCGGTACACCCGGCGCCGAGGACACGGACTTCTACGGGAAGGCGAAGGGCTTCCAGTCCGGCCCCTACGCCAACGAAGGCGACATCGAAGGCGTGTACAAGGGGATGATCGCCCACGGCTGGACGCCGGAAGAAGAGAACGCGATCGGCACTCAGGCCCAGCTCGCGACCCGAGCGGGCTTCGGCGCGGCCCAAGACGCGGCCATGCAGCGGGCCTCGGCCAGCGGCAATCGCTCCGGGGCGTACGCGGCCCTCGCCTCTCTCGGCCAGTCCCAGGGCGGTGCTCTTGGCGAACAGGCCCGCCAGTCCAAGATCGCGGCGATTCAGGAGGCCGAGCGGCGGAAGGAAGCGGGGGCCGCAGGTCTTCAGGATGTCGGCGCCCTCCGTCAGCAGCGCGAGTCCCAGGGTCTCGGGATGCTCGGCAATTACGCGAACGAGCTGGCCCGACGTAAAGAGGCCGGTCTCGGTGGCATGGAGCGCTACGGCAACGAGATCCAGCGGCGTAAAGAAGCGGGCATCAACGCCCTGTCCGCGCTCAACCAGCAGGCGGCGGCGCGTACGGCCGGCTACCTCAACGCACTCGGTAACATCGCGTCTCTCGGCCGCGAGCACTACACGATGCTCGGTAAGACCACGGGCCAGGGTGGCATCAATGTCGGAGGTGGCTAATGCCCATCAATGATGACGACATCCCCGCGATGAGCGACCGCTACTTGACGTCGGGTATTGCCATGCGCAACATGAACGGCGTTCGGGCGAGCAATCTCAGCGAGCGTATGGTTACAAGTTCCGCGCGCTCAAGCGGTCTCCACCGTCACGGCACCGGAGGCTACAAGCAGCGAGCGGGTAACGGCGCGGCTCTCGTTTTGGGTCAGGCCCAGGCCGAACAGAAATCCAAGTCCCCGACCGTCTCTCGGCCCGTGAACACCGACATCAAGGGCACGATCCCCTACCAGTCGTCACCCGACGTCGCTGGATCCGCGACCCAGTCCACGCAGGATCAGACCCACGGTACGACCGGCGGTATCCCGAACGATGTTCACGGTAGTCGTACCGACCGTGGCGCCTCCGATCAACCGAACGAGGCGACGCGTAAGGCGACCAACCCCAACAAGGTCGATTACTTCGGGAAGGCGTCGGAGACTCCGGGGACCGCGACCGAAGCCACGGCCTTCTCGAGAGCGGCGGGCTCGATGTCCGTTGCGCCTACTCGCGAGTCTCCCGGTGGCGGAGCCACGGACAACGATCAGGACCCCTACCCGACAATGGCGACGGCTCGTACGAGTGCGGCTCGCGACAAGCTCCGCCAGAAGATCGAGCATCCGAATCTCTGGGATGCCTTCGTCGGGACCAACAAGCAGGTCAACGACTACTCTCAGAACTACGCGCTGGCCCGAACTCTCGATCAGCAGGAGTATCAGGACAAGGTCAGCCAGTGGAACGCTCGTCATCCGCAGGACCCGAGGTCGGCCCAGAGCTTCCCCGAGATGTCGGCCATGCACGGGGTGAACGAGAACGGCGAGATCATCATGCTGGACAAGGCCGGCGGTCAGCATCCCCAGCGGGGCGTCTACGATCCTAGGCTACGGGCTCGAGAGAAAGCGGCTGCGGCCGGTGGTGGCGGCGGTTCCTACACCCCTCACATCCAGACCGACACCACCGGCAACGTCTTCGACGTCGAGAAGAGTCCGCTTGGCCCCATGGCCCAGCCGGTCATGGACGCGCGGTACCTCACGCAGCAGCAGGGACCGACTGCGCCGGGACAATCTCTGCCTGACGTCCCGACGCGCCAGCTTCGTACCGTTCCGAAGACCCAGCCCTCCGAGTTCATGGGCGGTCTAGCGGTGGGTGTTGACCCGGAGACGGGAGCGCCCGCCTTCTACCGTGGCACGCGTGGTGGTGCCGGAGCGAAGAAGGTCGAGGGCGTCACGCCTCCTCCGAAGGAATCTCCCGACGACAAGGAAGCCCACCAGCGGGCGATGAAAGCTCAGGCTATCGCCATGGCTGAAGCCGCCAAGCAGGGTGTCGAAGGGGACGAGCTAGTGCAGGCTGGGCTCGATGCCTACGAGAAGGCGAAGGCCGGCGCCGGGAAGCCCAAGGATCAGTCTCCGTTGAAGGCAGCGCCATCTCACGGCGGCGGCGGGAAGAAGTTCACGGTAACGAAGGACGGGAAGATCGTAGAGAATTAGCCGATGCCGCAGACCGTCGTTGACGAGGAGACCGGGAACGAGTACGAGTTCCCTGACGACTTCCCGAAAGAGAAGTTCGCCGAGGTCATCCGTCAGCACAAGACTCCGGCCCCGGCCAAGTCCTTCCAAGCCGTCCCGCCCCCTACACCGAACGAGAACCGCGACGACAAGCTCCTCGGTCCAAAGCCCATCACGCCGCTCGCCGCTCGGCCAGATGAGGAGCCGGACCCCCAGATCGCCAAGCCGGCGGTGGGGGCGCCGAGCCAGGACGAGGCCGGATTCCAGTCTTGGTACAAGGCCAACGCCCAGAAGACGGGGTTGAATCCGAACCCCGACGCACCCGAGCACCACTACGACTACCGGGCGGCGTTCAGGGCCGGCGTTCAGGGTCCCGACGAGACGGGGCACTGGCCCTCCGAATTCAAGGCGGACGACCACCCGAATCGATTCATCCCGCAGCCCGGTGGGGCGACGCTCGATAGCAAGAGCGGGCGAGTGATAACCGCCTCGGAGCAGGCTGGCTTCCGCCCGAGCCCTCCCTCGTACGGCCCCGGCTCGGTAGCCGAGAAGGCGAAGGCCCGCCTCGGCGAGCTTCTCCGTCAGCAGAACCGCGAGAAGGAGCAACCCAGAAGTCTCGAGGAACTCGGGAACGCCGCGAGCCGTCCGCTCTTTGCCGGAGCCGCCGATTCGATCTCGAGAAACGCTCCGGTCATCGCTCGAGACGTAGCCGAATCCCCCATCGCCAAGGCCGTAGCGCCCATCATCCCTGGCGGGAGGGCCGCTCTCCAAGCCGCGCCGCTGATCGGCGACATCGCCGGCCGGGGGGCGGAGACCGGGCTCGAGCCTGGACTCAAGGCCGCCGAGGGGGCCTACGATCAAGCGATCCAGAGTCCCCAGGCCCAAGCCCTCCTTCGAAACATCCCGGACCCCGTGGCCCAGGCCGTCATCCCGCAGGCCGGGAAGATCGCCACGGGAGCGGCTCGAGTGGCGACGGGGGCCACGGAGGCCCTGGCCTCTCAGATCACCCCCGCCAATGTCGGGATCATCGCCGGAGCGGCGGGGCTTCCGGGCGTGGCGGGGAGAGCGCTCTCGGCATACTTCGCCGGGAAGATGGGGTACGACCTCGCCAAGAACGAGATCCCGGCTGCGGCCGAGGCCATTGCCGCCGGCAACTACGAGGAGGCCGAGAAGCTCGTGGGTGGGGCTGCCGTCTCCACGGTGATGACGGCCATGGCGGCGGCCCATGCGGCGGGGGCCAAAGAAGGGGCGGCTCGAGCGAGCGAGCCCAAGGCCGAACCCGTTTCCGAGTCGACGCCTCAACCTACTGAACCTACGGCAGTTACGCCTGAAACCAAGCAAGCATCGACGCCCATCTTCGTCCCTCCCGGCGAGACGCCCCCTCCCGAGGCGTCGAACCTCGCGATGGCCGACACCGGCAAGGGGATGGTCTTCTACGACCCGGAGACCATGACCAAGCGGCAGGCGGTGGAGTCGGTGGTGGCCGAACTGAACCGCCAGATCAACGCTCCGCCGGACGAGCCCGCCCCTCAGCCTGCGCCCGTGCCGCCTATTCCCGGCGCTGAGGCGCCTCCGGAGCCGCCACCGCTCGTCCCAGTGCCCGAGGAAGCCCTCCGAGGAGGGCCGGCCAGGGGGCGCTACGAGATCCGGCAGCCGGGCACCGAGCCCATCTACGAACGGCGGGGCATGGTGGAGCCCCCGGAGGAGATTCCGGATGGTGAGGACCGGCGCATCGCCGAACGTCGGGCGGCCATCGCCAAGGAGGTCAACCTTCCGGAGGGGCACCCAGCCGTTCGCCGTGTCCTTGAGAGCGAAACCTCCAAGACGGCTGGGATTCAGAACCGGAACGCCTTCGACATCGCCGAGGCTCAGGGTGAGGCGGGGGCCTACGCGATGTCGGACTCGGACGGTCTCAAAGCCCTAAATGACACCCATGGATACGCCGCTGGAGACGCCATGCTGGCGGCGAAGGCTAGGGCGGCCCAGCAGGCGGGGCTCGAGGTCTACCACGACAAGGGAGATGAGTTCCTCTACCGAGGGAAGGACGCCGAGAGCCTCCGAACGGGACTCGAAACGGCAAGGGGCATTCTGAAAAAGAGCCGAATTGCCGTTGACTATCCGGACGGGACGACCAAGATTTTCACCGGGGCCGACTTCAGCTTCGGCGTAGGAGAGAACGTCAATGGGTCCAAAAATGCCATCGCCGCCGCCGAGCGCGCCCTCCACGAGCACAAGGCCGCCAGAGAAGCCGCCGGAGAGCGAGCCCGTGGAGAACTTCGCGGCATTCGTGAAGTCGCTCCCGAAGGGGAGCAAGGTGAGATTCGAGCTGGACCCGAACCCGAAGCGACGCGGGTACTTCCCTCCGGCGCACCACCCGCCGAAGCTCCGCCACGAGGAACGCCCGCCGGGACCGAGAGGGAACGTGGCCCCGCCCCTGAACGAATCGCTCCGGCCGAAGAAGTACCCGGAGTAGCGGAGGCGCCGAATGATCGTCAGGACCAAAGGCGGATTCAAGGTGACCTCGGAGTCGGGCAAGAACCTGTCGAAGCCCGGCCTGTCGCTCGAGGCGGCGAAGAAGAGATTGGCCGAGGTCGAAATGTTCAAGAGCATGAGGGCGAGGGGAACGCTCCGCAAGAACAAGGGACACAGTCCCTACGCGAGCCGCGCCGTCTAGCCTTCGAGAACGCTCGCAAGGCGATCGAGCCCACCCTCACCGAACTCTCGAGAAAGGCTGACCTGGGCGAACGTCACCGCGTTCCGCTGGGTGAGGCCCTGGACGAGGCGGCCTCGGACAAGACCGACGTCTCAGATGCTGCTGCCTACCTACGTGCCGCGTACACCGATGCCGAGGCGTCTGGGCGTAACGGCGCCGACGTGATCTCGGAACTCACGAGGGAAGCGGCCGAGGTCGTGGATGCTCTCGGTCGTCCGAAGGAGAGCGGCTTCCTCTCGAAGAAGAGACCGCCGGACGTCGATACGATGCTCGAGGCGGCGGCGCGTGAGATTTCACGCCGTCAGGAAAAGGAGGCCCATGCTAAAGCCCAGCCAATTCGGGATCAAAGTGAACGAGGGGGCGGTGAGCCACGCGCAGCAGGCGCTACGGAGCTACAAGGGGAGGAAGAACCTACTCGCGAGGAACAGCCTCCCGCAGAACGACCGCAACGCCCGACCGACGAAGGACTACCCGAAGAACGACGAGGGAAGGAACCTCGCGGGGGGACCGAGGAAGCTGGCGCGGAACCCGGCGAACATCCTGCTCCGAAACGCGCCGAGAAAGAAGGCGGAGGACCCGACTCAGCTCGAGACGGAGAACCCGAATACGCCGGAGTAGGTGAGGCCCGCCCGGCGCCTGGCTCGGTCGGGGCCATGCACGCGGGAGAGCAGCTAGAGCGGGGCTTCGCCGGGAATCTCGGGGCGCGGGTCCGCGCCTGGTGGCATGGGGGCAAGGTCATCGACGAGCCGGGCGCCAACTTCTCGAAGATCGACGCCCTCAAGACCAAGGTCAGCGGCTACAGACTCAACGCCCTCGCCAAGCTCTCGGAGGAAGCGGCTCGTCTCGGCCGCTTCACGGCCGGAGCCCATGGCCGGGCCGGGGTTCTGACGAACATGTTCCGGGCAGCGATCCAGAACGACCTTCGGTCTCTCGCCGAGAAGGACGGCCACTCCAACCTCAACTACGAGCAGGACAAGTTCGTCCGCTACCTCATCGATCACAACCAACGGAGCCTCGTCGATCGCTGGGACGAGATGGCGAAGGACGTACGAGGGATGTCGGATGATGAGCTGACGAAGAAGATCGAGGGCGACGCCTTCGAGACGCCGCTTCAGGCACTCAATACGAAGGCGCCATTCCTTATTGAACATGAGATCAGCCGTGGGAAACGGAAGGGCACGAAGGTCAAGAGCCCGGCCGATCTAACGGGTGATCTCGAGGCGCTGGCCGATGACCCTGGCGGGGCTCGAGACTTCCTGGCCGAGACCTTCGAGAAGGCGCGGGACGCCGCCAAGAACGGACTGGATCCGGACTTCGAGGGGAAGAAGGGGACGGACTACGAGACGACGCCCGAAGTCGGGCGCATGCTCAAGACCTACGACGACACGCTCGGCCAGACGTTCCGCCGCGCTCACTCCCTGAACGAGGGGGACTTCCGCAAGGTCGATCACTACTTCCCGCTTCAGGCGTACGAGGATCTGACGGCGAAGAAGGGGTTCGATCCGGAGTTCGTAGGTGGGCCTGGCGTTCGGTCATCGCCCTACAAGATCGGCCCCAACCCCCGGAACTTCTTCGCAACGGGACTGGCCGAGTCCTATGACCCCTCGATGAAGCGCTTCCGTTCGGCGCTCGCCCAGGCCCTACGTAAGAACGGCGGCGCGGGCTTCGTCAAGTCGCTGATCGACAGCGGGGCGGGGGAACTCTGGGAGCCGAAGACGCCGGGGGATACGCCGCCCACCTCCTTGACGATGGACGGGGAGGAGGTCCGGGCCAAGAGCTTCCCGATCGGTACGGACCACCTGATCGACAAGAACGGGCAGCTCAAGAAGATCAAGGGCGGAGCGCGGATCGTTCTCCCTGAGCAGCTTGCCAAGGAGATCGCCCCGATCCTTGAGCCTCGAGAGTTCAAGGAAGCCGTCTGGCGGAACGTCGCCCAGAAGCTCACGACGCTGGCTCTCGGTGGTCCGACCGACGCCACGATCCACGTTGCGAACCTCTTCTCGACGCTCGTGACGATGACGCCGTTCATCTCCGAGAGCGCGGCCGGGAAGACTGCCGAGCTGGCCGGAGGCCACTGGGCCAAGGGCATCATCACCCTCGCCAAGCTCGCGGCCCAGGATCCCACGGGGGCGGATCTCCCACGCCTCCGGGAGCTGGCCGAGAACGGGAGCATCCCGAATTCCTACGGCTCGCACTTCGTTCTGACGTCCGACGCCAAGGCAGCGGGCGCAGAGCGTGGGCTTTTCGCCGTTCCGGGTGATCGTACGGCAAGCGGTAAGAGGATCATCAGCCCGATCGACATCCGGCAGTTCGGCTCCCTGATCTACGACCCGAAGTATGGGGGCGACATCCGGGCTCGGCTCCTGATCGATAAGGCCGGAGAGCAGCTCGCTAAGACCTACGGCCACGAGTGGACGCCGGAGGCGCGGTTCAATTGGAATCGTCAGCTCGGCAACTACGTCTTCGATCTCGAGGGTGACATCGAGCGCGGCGCCAAGGGCTCGGGGCTCGCTCCCTTCGCCACCGCCGGTATGCAGGGGCTACGTAACGGACTCCGTGGAATGTTCGGCTTCCAGCACCTACCCCTGGGCGAGGCCGGTGAGGGTTTCAAGGGACAGGCGTTTAACCGCTACCGGGCGGCTCTCGTCTGGCAGACGGCGGTCTCCGGGGTCGTCCTCTGGAGTCTCGCCAACAAGCTCTACCGCGACAAGTGGCCGTGGGAGGAGGGGGCCAAGCTCTTCCAGATCAAGATCCGTGACGACGACCGGCGCCCGATCAAGGATGACGACAGCCTCGGCCGCAAGGCGCTGAAGACGGCGGTCCACGCTATCTACGGGACGTCGGTTACGCGCCCCGCGTACTTCAACTTCGGGATGCCCATGAACATGCAGATGCGTGGGCTCAGGGCATCGGGGTTGAAGGCCACAGCCGAGGGGCTGATGGCTGGACGTTCGGCCAAGAGCACGGGCGAGAGGGCGGTCGTGGACTCGATCAACGCCATGGCCGCTCCCTTCCTCGGACCCCCGATCCGTTTCGCGAGCGTAGCGCTGATGGGGCGAGAGCCCTACCTCGAGCGGCTCTCCCTCGGCACCCAGATCAGTCCGAAGTTCCGGGAGGCGGACGAGAAGAGACCGAAGACCTTGCTCGAGGCGCCGCTTCAGAACCTCGTGACGGCGGCGGCCAACACCAACCCGATCATGCGCCGGCTGAAGGAGACGAAGGAACAGGATCTCCCGATCACCCGGACAGCGGCCGATGCCATCCTCCCACAGCTTTTCAAAGGCCCGTACCCGACGACCGGGCGCTGGGCCGATCGCCACCTCTCGGATGCCGAGGAGATCCTACGGGGGTACGCGGCCGATCATCCCTTCGGACTCGCCAAGCCCGACGAGGAAACAAGGAAGCGCCTCGATACGGTGCGCGATCTTCAGAACCAGCTCGCCGAGGGTGCCGACCGTAAGGAGATCGTCAAGCAAGTGGCCCAGCTCGAGAAGGAAGGGAAGATCAAGCCCAACGACCGGGCGAAGATCCTCCTCGGGACCCTGGACTCGACGACCCGCGAGATGAAGGAGTCTCACGCCCCTATCGACGTGAAGATGGAGGCGTACGAGGCGGGGACTAGGGACGAAAAGAAGAAGTGGTATCCGCTTCTCCTGAAGTCGTACGAGAGTTCGTTGAAGAATCAGACTCCGGATGGGCGGGCGCTGCTGATTGAGAAGTGGAAGAAGATCAACGCTGAAAAGCGGGCGATGCGGTAGGAACAAGGCGAAGCGAAGGCCCCACTGCGTCGCTCTCCACTCCGGAGATCCCGATCATTCGCCTGGGCCGCAGAGCTGGATGCAGCGCGTAGAACGCCGGCGGCATCTCTTCGGTACTTACACCACTCGCGGAAGAGGGAGATGATTGCCGCGCCCTTCTGGTTGAGGTTGAGATGCGGGCATTCGGTGCCGCCGAGATGGCGGGCGACGGTCGTGACGAAGACGGTCATCGGCCGCCCGTCTCGTCGATAAAGTCTTCAAGACTCTCCATAGCGCTCTCCATGTCCGCGTAACCGTCGAGGGCCTCGGCATCCAGCCGGCTCGTGTTCAAGGAATAGCGGTCCCACGCCAGAATGGCGGCAACGCAGCGCTTTCGCAGTATCGTGTTGTCGAGAGCCCTACCTCTCACTTTGCCGCGCTTGTTGAGGATAGCGTCGTCGGCTGCGTCACTCATATGGGGTAATCCTGGAAGGGGGCGACGAATCCGGGCATCCACGAAAGAAACCGCCTCATGGTCGCCATGTCATCCTCGGTGGCTTTCCGAAGCGTTACCCAACCGCCATCGGCGTGCTGATACAGAAGCCATCCGGCGCAGTGGTGTTGGACTTCCGGCGGTATATAACCGAGTCGTTTGCCGTTGATGGCGGTCCACTCATAGCTGCCGTAGGGGAGCCCTGGTTTACCGACGCCCATCGCGCCGCTTTCTGCGTTACTCATCTGCGTCCTCCTGCGCGTCCAAGAATGTCACCTTAAGCCTCGCGCGACGCTCTTCCTCGGCGATCGTCGCGATCTCAGCCTCCTCCAGAATCTTGTCGTAGCTCTCGGAGAACTCCTCGCTCTCGTAGGAGAACGGGAAGCACCCCTTCATGTGGAAGCGACGTCCGCATTCTTTCCGGTCACACACGATCCATAGAGTCTCTTGCCGATGCAGCGTCTTGGACAAGGGGATGCTGTGCGTGTAGGCCCGAAATACCGACCACCCACAGTCGGGGCAGATGACTGATTGCCGATTCATAGGGTGACCTCGGCAACCGAGTTACCCTTGGCGTCGTAGTATTCGACACCCGGCTCTAATGCACCGAGACTGACGCAGCATCGCTCGCACAGCGTTTCGGCAAGCATAGCTTTCGGGGGGTCGTACTTTCCGCGCCGCATATTGCTCTGCTTGCGCCCGCAGTGCGGACAGCGCAGGTGGATATGTCCCGGCATGAGCTTGCGAAAGCCGCTCGTCCGTAATTGCCAAACACGAGCAGTCATGGGGTGACCTTCCGTAGCGCGGCGAGCTGGGCCTTCGTGACAAGCTCGGCATTTATGGAAACGGGCACACCAAACCGCAACAGAAGTAGGCCGCCGAGCGCGCGGGCCTCTTCGGGATCGAACCGCGTGGAGGCGTGGAGCCCTTGCGCGTCGGCGTAGACGAAGGTGATCGCCGGAATGATCGGGATGGCGTCGTCCGGGATGTCGATGTCGAAGGAGACCGTTCTCACTTGTCGCCCACTACCCGAAACCACCGGAGCGCCTCACGCTTAGACAGCCAAAACATGTAGCAGAAGACCCGAAAGTCGTGGGGCGACAGGGTGCGCCTACGTCGTCTCATGGCTTGCACTCCCCAGCCGGCGGCGCATGCAGATAGCGAGGGGTCCCGCAGTTCGCACAGAGACCGAGTGGCGGCTTGTAGGCATGCCCGTCGCCGTTCTTCTGGGGAGATGGCCTAGGAACTTCGGCCTTTTCTTCGGCCTCTCGCTCCTCAAATTCCTCGACCGCCTCTTGGTAACAGTCGGCACAAAGCGGAATACCTTCGTTATCGTGGTACTCGACCGGGCCACAGTCACGAGCGAGCGTACGAGATCGACGTACATATCCGCTGGCCTCGCATACTGTCCCCATGTTGTCGTCGATACGCTCTAGGCGCGCCTCATCATCGCGCCATTCGGCGGCTAGACGCATCACCGTAGAGTTGGCCGTGATGGTGTCTGGGCGACTCGGCAATCTAGCGAACCACCGCAAGAGTCCCTGGACTTCCGCTTCGGATACCTTTGGTTGATACGTCATGGTGCCATATCCATCCTACGCTTGCGGTCCTCAAGAGACCGCGCGTGTTGTTCGTGCAGACGGAATGAGTGGAAGGTGTTGGCGAGACGGTAGGCTTCGGCCACCATCTCCTGCTTGTCGAACTGATCCTTCGGGATCGTCGTCCCGGCCTTGAGTTGAGCGCTGAGGATCTCAAGGGCTATCACGTCCGTCCATTCCCACGGGGAATAGGGGGCGGTGGAGAGAGGGCTGCTCATGGCTTCGGTTCACTTTCGAAAAGTAGCATCGCAAATGCCCATTGTTCGCTGGAGAAGTGCATCGCCCGCCACTCGCGCACCTTGGTCGAGAGGATGAACGGGTGACCTCCGAAAGTAGCAGCCTGGTGGTCGGAGGGTAGTCCTTTGAGGCGAAGAAGAAGCGCGTAGTCGTCGGGATCTACGATCGTCATGCCGGGTTTGTCAGCGCCGGAGACGAACATGGCGAACCGCTCGAGAGCCCTGGCGCGCTCCAGTTCTTCTGGGGTAAGGAGGGCTTCGCCTGGGGCGATGTCTTCTCCCTTCAGGAGGCGGATCACCTCCTCGATTGTATCGGGTTCGCGAACTGGACCGTCCATAGCTACTCGCGCTCCCATGGACTCGCTCCGGTTGTCTCGACCACGATCTTCCGTAGTTCATCGCGTAGCGTCTCCATGCCAGCAGCGAGGTTCGTGGAATGGACGACCTTCGAAAGCGGCAGGCGGCTTGCGTGTACGAAGTTGTCGGCGCGGTCGGCTATGACGCCGACTCGTTCCATCGCCGTCGCCAGTTTCTCGTAGCCGTCCCGCTCTGTCTGGTCCAGCTCGGCACGAAGAGCGGCCTCGGAGGCGCGTGCGCGACCGCATTCGATGAGCACTCGGCCGACAAATAACGCTTGGCCGTCCGAATATGAGGAGCGATCAACCAATAGTCGAAGTCTTTCCCATTCCTCCTCGGTCATCGGCTCACTTCTATCGGCCATTATCGGCTCCACATCCGCGCGAACTCTTCCCGGCTCATCTCCGAGAACTCGCGGCAGCCGTCCACAAGCATGCGCTGGATCTCCGCCATCTCTTCGGGGGAAGGTTTGGCGTCCCTCCAGGGTATGTCGAGACGGATTCGAGGTTTTCGCCCCGCAAGGCGCTGTATGGGCAGGGCATTGTCCTCGAATTGAGAGCGTGCGTGCTCGTGGCGAAGTCCGAAGACCGCCGCCGGTACCGTTACGAGCGTGGCGATCGTCGCCAGGAATGAGCGTCGATTCATGGAGTCACCTCGGGTTTAATGTCTGGCTGCCGTGGGAGGAGTCGGACCTCCTTCTCGAGATTCAAAGGCTCGGGCCTTACCGTTAGACGACACGGCATGGACGGAGCAAAAAGAGAAGCCCGGAAATCGCGAGGTGGTGCGGAGACCTCTTGACTTCCGGGCTGGGGGTACCTACTCTCGTAGGCTGCAATGAAACCCTGGACCGGAAGGTACGGCCTACGCGCTCCCTTGTCAAGGACGGAGGCTGACCTTCTAAACCGTGAGTCGGAGCCGAGACGGGAAATACTCAAGGCTCGAACCTCCAAACCGTACCTGAAGATGCCCTCGGCGGACATCGCCCTCGACCTGCGGGCTGAACAGAGCTTCCGTGGAACCGGGAGTTCCGTTAATTCCGCAGGCTCCGAGCTGCGCTGCCCATAAACCCACCGAGGGGGTACGGGACAGAGTGTCCGTGGGACCAGGGAACCCCACGGAGACCTACTGATCAGGAGCCGGGGACGGCACCTAAGATCAGCAAGAAAAGAACCGGGTCTCTTCATCGTGAATGCGTTCCCTTCCTCCCAAATGCCGAGGGTCGGATCTACGAAATGTCCCGGATAAGGTGATGCGGATGGGATGACAAAATGAAAGTTAACCCACCCACGGCGACCCGGAACAACTACCTAATGATCTCGGATGATTTATTGAACTGGGTATTAAGCGCTCTAACCAACTGAGCTACAAACGGCTTTCGCCGTAAGGCAGGACTCGAACCAGCGACCTCTCGCTTAACAGGCGATAACCCAATTCGGGCGACCCGAGATGCTTTCTTGATTCGAATGTCTCGGATGAGGAATCGAGCAGGAATTAAGACCAGTGTTCTGCTACTAAACTACCTAAGCCTTGCGGCGAGGGGCCGGAATCGCACCGACGCTACTGGTTCCAAAGATAACCCTACCCTACGACCCGAGACGTTTTGATTTTCAAAGAACGGCGGATAAGGTGTGCGGCAGGGTGGGTTCAAATTACAAGTTTGATAACCCTGCTGCTTCGACCCGCCAGTGTCAGCCTACCAGTTCTTAGCGAAGTCCGCGATGACCGTGGGAACGTTTGAGTCAAAGCCTACGACGTCGATGCAGAGGGGATCGTTCTGATCTGCCACCGTGAATTGCGTGGCCGTCATCCCAATCACGATCTCCTTCGCCGGGATTCCCGTGGCCTTCCGGAAGTGGTTGAGCGCCACGGAGGGATGGACCTTTCCGGCCCAGGTCTCGTTGTCCGTGATGACGACGAAGACGTCGGCCGGGATCTTCTGTAGCGTCGCGTGAAGCATCGGCAGCGCGCAGTCGGTCGAACCGAAGGTCAGTCCACGCGTCCGATCCATGGCCGCCGACAGTGAGTCCTTCGGAGAGATCGGGATCTCCCTCATCTCCCCGGCGAACCCGAAGATCGCATACTGCTTCTCGGTCCTGGCGATCAGAAGGGCCATCGCCGCAGCGCCCATGGCGGGGGTCAGCCCCGGCATCCCGGCGATCGTCCCCCACCCCATCGAGCCCGAGACGTCGAGGCCCAAGTAGTACCGCTTCCCGGTCGGCTCGACGTTGTCGAAGGCCGCGTAGAAGGCGTCGTCCAGGGCATCCGTCACCTGCTTGACCGGAGTCCACGAGAGCTTCCCCTTGACGCCGTGCCCCTGCCCGTAGGTCAGGAGAGCGCCGAGGATCTGGATCGGGTGGACGCGGCTCTTCCGAAGCGCCTCTCGATTCGAGAGCGTCGAGACGACGTGCTTCGTACCCTCGGACAGGGGTCCGACGAGCCCGATCTCGGTCATCTTCCCGAGGTTCCGGATCATCGCCGTCATCGGCATCCGCTCGAGAAGAGCCGTCCACACACCGACATCGTTCAGCGCCTCGGTCGGCACGCACTCCCGAGGGAGGTCGTAGGTCCGGACGAGCCGGGCGATCTCCTTGGGGTCCTTCTCGATCTTCGCCTTCTCGAAGGCCCAGAGGCGGTCGAGAGGTTCGGTCACTGTCCCCTCGTCCGGAAGCTCCTTGCCCTCCGTGCCCTTGACCACCCAGCGGAAGGCGTCGTTCCTGACGCCCTTGGCCGTGGGGTGGGCGAGGCGCAGGACGTCCCGGTGAGACCATCCGCCTCGAGACTGGTACTTCACGAGGTCGTAGACGAGCTGCTTGTCGCTCTTCGCCGCATAGTAGCCGGCGATCCCCCGACGCAGCCCTCGAGACCATCCCCTCTTTCCCTTCAGGAACTCGACGAAGGTGAAGAGGTGGGTACCGATCCGGGCCACACGAGGGAGGGCCGCGAGCGCCAGGCGACGGACCTCGGAGTCCTTTGAGGAGGCGGCCATCGCCAGGGCATAGAGCGCCGGGTCGTTCTTGGGCGCACGGCCAGCCTCGGAGAGCGAGGCGATCTGTTCGATCGTCCGGGCCGCGTCCTTCCGAAGGCACGCCTCGACGTTCTTGAGGCTCTCTCCGGTGAGCTTTCGCTCGGAGGCGTAGTATGTCCCGCCCTCCGTTCCGAGGATCAGGAAGCGGTCCAGAGCCTTCCAGCAGTCGAGCTGGTAGACGTAGCCTCCGGCCGAGTTCACGACCTGGGTCTCGTCCAGCGGTTCGGACTGAGGCACCCGAGCGGTGGCCGTCGCGTTCTTCAGGTAGCTCACGTCGCCTCCTTTGTAGCGGACCTCAACGTAGGGCGTGGAAATGCGTTTGTCAAGAAAAACACCGAGATGCGTTGCGTAGATTCGCGTAGACTCTCGGGGCATGAAGCCATTCATGCGGACCCAGCTCGAGCCCGAACCCCAACCAGCCCCACCCAGACGACCGTACCAGCCACCGGAGAAGAAGGATCCAGAGGGCCTGACGCGTGCCAAGAACCCGCCCAGGGGGTGCCACGCCACACGTCTTGCCGTGGAGCTGGAGGCGGCTCGGGCTTTCAGCGGGATGACCTTGGCGAAGTTGGCGCGGAGGGTGGGGGCCTCCGTCGAGTGTGTTTACGAGCTTCGGCGTGGCCGGTACCTACCTAACCTGGCGCTCGGGCTGGCGATCACGTCGGTCATCAACGCGGAGAGGCGCGAGAGGGAGGAGGAGCCGGTGTCGGTCGAGGAGCTGTTTGGAGGCTAATAATAGGGCCGTCCCGCTCTGCGTCGGGAGGGTGGGGCCTTGCGACCCGTTTCATTGAAAGAGCAGCTCCTTTGTCGCCGTCGCTCACAAAAGGAGAAGAGCTACGGCGTTCACCCGGAGCGCGGCCCGTTATCTCAATTCTCCAACGTCCACGGCGGCACCTTGGTCGCCGGTATCCAAGATGCCCCATCGCACGATGGACAGCGCCCTTCGCGAGTCAGCAGGAACAGCCGTTCGCACTCCACGCAGAAGCCAAGTAGGGCAGCGGCATGACGAGGACGCGTGGGCTCACGACGGGGCTCGAGACGTAGACCGGAACGGTAGAGGAGAAGGCCGGTCCAAGCTAGGAAGCCCACGGTGGAGATCATACTGCCCCTTTCGACCTCCGCTCGGCCCCGGCGCGGGCGGAAGCGAAGCGAGCCGGCGCGTCGCTGTTCATCGCGTCCCCTTATTCCACGGCCTCGCCGCGTGGATCTGCTCTTTCGATGGGAACGTGCCGGGGCCTTCGAAGCGGACAGCCCGATCGTCAAGGTAAACGAGGGCAGGCGGCTTCTCGGCGGTCACCGTAACGTACGCCCCATCGATCCAGCCGTTGTTCTCTAGCCACTCCTGTACCGCCACGCGTCCCTCTGGGGTCTTGCCGCGCGTCGTGAAGATGATCACTTGGAAGTCTTGCGCCATCTCGCGGAGCCACGCGATAGCGCCCTCCACGGGCGGATCGGGAATCGTATGCGCGTTGACCCAGGGTGACGTGTACGAGTGGATGACGCCATCGAAGTCAACGGCGATCGTGTAGCGTTCGTCTTTCGGTTTCGTCATCGCGTCCTCCGTTTGCGTTCCTCGCGAGCGAGCGGCTTGCCGTGTTTCTTTCCGTACCGCTCTAGGGCTCGGACGGCCTCCTTGACGGCGGCCATCTGCACCCAAAGAAGCTCTATCCGATCCTCGCCGAAGTCCGTAAAGATGACGAAGCTCTCGCTCCTCGCTTCGGCGTGGATCTCCCCATTCTTTAGGTCAAGAATCATTCCCATCGCGTTTTCCTCGTGACTCGTTGCTCGCGCTTCGCGGTCATGGGGTGACCTTCCGTTTCCTGCGTGGACGATACGTTGCAAGACGGACGCGCACGAGCTTGGCCTCTGGCGACGGCTTCCCTTCCGCGAGTAGCTCTTCACGACTCCCCAGCCAATAGCAGAGTTCGTACTGGCCGGCGACGTAGTTGCGCCTAGAGTCCCACCCTCGAATTGCCCATGCCCACGAGATGACTGGTTTGAGCTTCATTTTCCCCTCCCGATCCCGGCCTCGTGGGCTTCCCCAAGCCGGGCGATGATCTCGAACGTCTCGGCGATGCGGAACGCTTCGACGGGGTCACGCACCACCGTCAGGGGATTCCCCTCCTCGTCGCGAACCTCATACCCGCTCGGGACGTGGACGATGGCGTACCGGATGCTCACGTTGTTGACCCCGCTACACGCAAGGCTTCGAGGGCTTCCACCAGTCCACAGGTACAGCGCTTGTCCATCTTCTCCGGGCTTCCGATGTTGTAAAAGAACCACGTCTTGCAGTGCGACACATGCTCGCAATACGCCGCCAGCCTCTCCGCGATGGCGCGGTAGTCGGGGGCGGGGGAAGGTACAGGCGGCGCTGGGCGGAGCGTGATGTTTCCCTGCACCGTCTTGGCGCGCGAGTGGTAACTCAGCCCGTCGTCCTCGGTGATGAACGAGTAGACGCTGCGAGCGCTCATCCTCACGCGTACGCGGCTCCACGATGAGTACACGCTGTCGTCGTTGTCGATGGCTTCAACCGTACCGACGCCGAGCGTGTTCCGCTTCCGTCCGACTTGGACGACAACGCGTTCACCGACAGATGGGAAGTACCGTTCGAAACTCACGGCCCATCCTCCTTCACGGGAGCGTACGTGGCCTCGAACATCTCCGGCTTGCAAACGCGCACCGCCCCTAGCTCAGTGATGAGCCAATCGCCGGCCTCGATGAGCTTCCGCCCCTCGTGGGTACGTACGTATCCGTACGTCCACTCTCCGCGCTTGTGCTTCTGGCAGCGATCGCCGTCCTGCGCTAGCTCGGCGCAGATGCACGACGGTTCGGTTATCGCCGCAGGCCACGGACGCGACGACGGAACAAAGCGCACGGCATCGACGATCACGGGGATCCTTTGGTACTTCACTTCGTCTCCTTCGCGCCCGCGTCGGGCTCGGCGAGGGCGGCACGTAGCGGTTCCAGGAAGCAGTAGGGGCCGTGGTATCCGTACCCGCCACAGTGACGGCACGGCGACGAGAGCACGTCCCTCGACGCCCGCTCCAGCTCCTCGCACCGCGCGCGGAGGCGGTCGGCCTCCAGCCGTAGGAACTCGTTCGTCCCCTTGCGCGAAAGCTGCCCGCACTTGCACGGCGCGTTGAGCGAACGGTAGTAGTTACAGCTCGCGCAGATTTCCTCTTCGATCTTGTCGGCAAGCGCCTCACGCGCGGCCTTCTCGGCGGCGAGTCGACTCGACACGTCGTGCGGCAAGGTCTCGTACCTGGCGCTAGTCTCCGCAAGCACGATCCCACACGCGTCGGCGATATCATTTAGGTCGCCCTCGTAGGAGTCGGCAAGCGTCTCCCACCGTTGCGAGATTTCCTTCCCGGCGGCCAGCTCCGCTTCGAGCGCGGCGATTTTGTTCGCGGCATCGTGAAGCATCGGGGCATTTGAGCCGCCGATGATCTTGGAGATGTCCTCCTCGACGCCGTACAGCGCGATACACAGACGCTCCGTGCCGTCGATGCTCTTCTCGCTCACACCCATCCCCTCGCGCGGGCGATGGCAAGGGCCGTCGTCACCTGAAACTTGGCCCCGTCATCCGCGATTGCCACGAGATGACCGATCCGCTCCAGCGCCGCGCTGACCGTCTTCGCGTCGGCGGCGGTGGCGGCGAGATCAGCGCGTAGGTCGGCGCATTCCTTCTCGGTGATCTCCAGCCTTTGGTCTAGAAGGGCCACATGCTGATCCATCACATCGAAGGCGTCCGGCTCGTCCGGCTCGTTTTCGTCCATCGCGTTGAGGCTGTTGATAGTCTTCTCGCTCAAGATTCCCCCTTCCCCTCATCGGGCGCGAGCAGGGCGCGGAGCGAATCGAGGGTCACCTCTGCGCCAGTGATGCCCATCGAGACCGCCGGCACGCCGCCGTAGCGCGAGCGTTCGGCAGCCCATTCGGCTTCACACTTGTCAAGCCACGCTTCCAGATCGGCGACGCGGACGTAGTCACCATCGGGCGACGCCGACATACCGTTCACCATCTCATCAACGTCGTACCTCGTCAGCTTCTCACTCGGCATGGTCGGAGTCCTCGTCGTAGGAAACGTGAGTGCCGGTCGGACTCTCGCGGCACGCGCCCCTCATGCACTCGGGGCACAGGTCACGAGAGCAATGTACGCAGTAGTCCCACAACGACGGCTCGCCGATAGCCGGGTCGCCGCGCCTGTGGCAACGTTCACACGGCCCCTTCTCTTCGCTCATGATTCCTTCTCCCCCGCGATCTCGGGTGTCTGCTGCGGCAGACACTTGGCAGCGGCGAGACGCTTCAACTCCAGGTATTCCTTGACCATCGTCATGTCGGCTTCGTTGGGCGGCTCGCCCGCGATCAGGTGGACGCCGTGCGGCAGCAGTCCGTACTCGACCGCCGTGTCAATCACCTTGCGATGGCCGTCGCGCTGCCATGTCGTTCGTTCCAGCTCCCGCCGCAGCTCGCGCACCTCGGCGAGTAGCTCGCGGATGATGGCGTTCGGGCCAACGTCCGGATTAACGTCGCGCGCCGGATCAAAGAGCGCAGCCAGATAGGACAGCCGCTTCTCGGTCATCACCGCGCACCTCGCTTGGCCGCGCCCGTGTCCTTGAACTGAGGCACGATGCGCTGTTCGGAATACTTCCGCTCGCGGCCCTGGAGTCCCTCGCTCCAACGGTTGTCGCACTTCCGGCAGCGGTAGAAGCGCCGGCCATCGAAGCCGCGTCCCTTGTCGAGAAGGCGGCAACCGCACACGCCGCACGGGCTCACCTCGCACCTCCGCGCATGAGACGGTTCCGTCCCCACCGCGCGACACGTGAATCCCTCACCCTGCAATAGACACGCTCCAGTGTGGTTGTCGTCCGTTCGGCGGCGTAATCCTGCGAAATCTGGCTATCGAGCGCCGCCATAACGAGTGCGCGTTCGCGGGGTGTGAGGACGATAGTGATTCGCTTCCTGCTACTCATCGCGGGCCTCCTGCTTTTCGCGATCACGTCGCGCTCCCTGCCAAACAAGCTCATTCCAGATAAGCATTAGGCCGAATACGAGCGGCCGAATCTCGTGGTCGCCGCCGCACAGGACAAGAGTCATTAGGCCAGCGCAGACCATGCGAACGGCAGCGTCAATCACCCGAACCATCGCGGGCCTCCTGCTTGGCGAGGGGAACACGCTGCCGAATGATTCCTCTCTTCACGGCCTCGGCGTGGAGCGCCACGCACGTCTTGGCGGTGTGGTGCGGTAGCTCTGTGTACTGCCCCGGCTCTGTCATGTTGATGTCACCTACGATGTCCGCGATGAGGTCCGCCTGCTTGATCGTGAATTCGAGAAGCCGCAGGGCCACGTCGCGCTCCTCATTTCGCTTTCCCATTGGCGACCGCCCTTCCTCGCGCTTCGTTCAACGCGACCAACGTCATCGGTGGTCTACCGACGATCCTCTCGAAACATTCGTGGCAGACGTGACGCGTTCGCCTGCCGTTCGTCGCAAGCGGGAGCGAGTAGAACCATTCGCTCCGACCGGGAGCTACCGACCGACGCTCGCGCCCACATTCCCCGCACGTCATCATTCGGTGGCCTCCTCGTTTGCGAATGCCGCGCGTGGCTCACCAACCTCATCGTGCTCGTGTCCGTTGACGCAGGCGTAGACGGTAGCACTCTCACGCTGCTCGCCGTGACCGTCCGGGCCGAACACTCCAGTCCCGTACTCGACTTCGTGGGCGTTCACGATTCGACAGCCGCATGTGACGCAGGACTCCTCATCGTCAGCGGCCGGAAGCGTGCCGTCGCGTCGCCATTGCTCCTCGCGCTCCCGCGCCGCGTCCAGGTCGGCGAGGAGGAGTGTGAGGTCGGCGCGTGTGAAATGGCCGCTGTCGAGCTGGCAATCGTCCATCTCGCAATCCCTGTGGACGTCCAGCCCTCGCCGTATTCGTTCCTCGTGGGCGCTCATTTGGGCTCCTTCGAAAAGTGACACTCGCAGCAGCAGCGCCGGAAGATCGCGCCGAAGACGCAGCCGAACGTGATGATGGTGATCGCGATGACTACGATATTCGGCCAGGGGATCGGGGCTTGGGTCACGACGCCCTCCCCAGCGCACGCCACGCCTCCACCCTCTTCTCGAGCACGTCGATATGATCGAGAGCCAGGATCAGGGCCAAGCGTTCCTGCCGGTCGAAGCTCGACGCCTCGCCGTTACGCTCCTCGCGTAGGATGCGGGCGCCCAGCCAATCGATACGCTTCTTGATGGCGTCACGGTGACGCTTTCGGAAGACTTCGGGCTTGCGGTGTCTATCCACGGCGTTCGTACCTCCGTGCCTCGTCCTGGTCTTCGGTGGGGATGCGGGCTTCATGGTCAGGACGAGCGTCCCAATCCGGGTCTACCGTCGTCTTCGTCTCCAGCTCGGCCGCCGCTTTGAGCCAGTCGATCATCGGCTCGGGGTCGCGCAAGGCCGTGAATAGAAAATAGGGCTCCCGATTGGGTTTCTCTTCCGGCCGGGCCTTGTCGCATGCGACGTTACCTCTTACCCGAAAGAGGGGACACCGAGAGCACGCCGAGACGGTTCGCTCGGAATGATCGTAGTAGACGACGCATAGCGCACAGGTAGAGGCGTCGATCCAAAGCGAATTGGCCCCGTCATGTAGGGACGAGCCGTTCGTCGTGACGTTGTGCTTCTGAAGGTTCTCTGAGCGCAGCCCTACCCACTTTCGGATCGAATGCTCGATGGCGTTCTCGCTTGTCGCGTCTTGAGCGAAGGTGGGATAGAACTCCTTCCGCCATGTCGTGAGGCTCATGGCCTGTCCTCCGAGGTAGGGGCGGGGCCGGCCTGGGTTTCCCCTAGGCCGGCTGTATTGGCGGGCGCCGGGGCGTTAGCCTCGACGGTGAGGTGGGAATTGGTTCTCTGGAGATCGTACACGTAGACCTTGTTTCGGCCCACCCGCTTGACGAATCGCGCCGGAAGGATCGTCCATCCCAACGGAGCCACGATCCGGCGAAGTTCACTCAGGTCGGTACCCGGTGCCATCGTTCCGGTAAGCGAGCTGATCTCGGCGCTCGTCGGTCCCGGTCGCTTCTCCGAATAGCGGGTGAGTAGGAGCTGCCAGATGGGGAGGAGGCGAGGACTTGTTAGGTGGCGGGTATGGGCCATGCCCCTAGGCATTCGCGGCCTCCCTTTCTTTCTTCGCGACGAAGGCCCGGATGTTACGGGCCACGGACTCGGGCTTGGCGCCCCCCGTGAGGAGTCGTCCGCCGTATTGACGCACGTCTTGCCTGTTCGGCGAGAAGAGATGCTCGGCCTCTTCGTAAGTCAGGCCGAAGAAGTTGACGGCGGTGCGATAGCTTTCCCGGCCAAAGCCATCAATGATGGGGTTTTTCTTTGAGCGTACCTCGTCGTATTCGCCCGGTCCGCTGAACACGAACAGTCTCGGCCAGACGACCGGCATCTCACCGATGGCACAGCCAGAGGTGCCACAGTGCCTCGGGCTACCGTGGTTCTGGTGAATGATCGAGAAGTCGAAATAACGATGTCCGCCGGGACGTCCATTCTCCAGGTGCGCGGCGAGTTTGAGCAGCCGATCCCTATACAGCTTTCGCATGTTCGTCCCTTTCTTTCGTTCCAAGCGGCTTGACCTTCTCGCCGCAGCGTTGACAGAGGTTCATCGTACCGGGTCCGCTGGGCGAGCCCTCGTGATAGACGAGGCGCCAAGTCTTCGGCTGAATGAAGTTCGAACAGCCGAGCTGCTCACCCGCGATGTCCGGAAAACAGACGGCCGGGAAATCGGAATAGGTCCAGACGGGGTAGAGCTTGGGGGTGGGTGGCGCGTGCCTTCCGACCTGTTCCTGGACCAGGTCCCGGAGCATGTCGGAGAAGTCGTTTCCGTACGTATCCCGCATACGGCTAACGCGTCCTTTACCGATGACGTACCCCGGCCGTTCACCAACCTTCTCGGCGATGATGAGCCCATACTCCCGGATCAGCCGACATGCTTGGATCGCTGCCGTACGCGCCTCTTCCTCGTGGGGTGAGGACGTCAGGGCGATGAGCTTTTGGACTCGGTCGATGGGGGTCATGGGGCTACCTTAGCGAGCCGCTCGTTCCGCGCAGCCGCCAGCCGAAGCCACGCGCGAGCGGGTCCGATGTCATCCTGGCGCATCGGGCTACCTCACCCTCAGCCCATCCGCGATCATGCCGGCGGCAAGCTCGCGAGCGTAGCGCGGCTCCACGACGAGGGAACCGGCATACCACGTGGCCTCGCTCTCCACGTTCTGTTCCAGCCACGTACGGCCGGAGTCGGTCTTGGGGGTGAAGAGGAGGAGGGAGCCCTCGTTGGCTACCGTGACGTCGGTCGGTGGGGTTTTCTTACGCACGATGACTACTCCTCGCATGCGCAGCCGTCGCGCGCCGACAGCGGGATCATCATTGATCCGATGTTGCGGTCACCCGTCGCCTCGAAGTTCCGGCGAAAGTCGTCCCGTCCGTTGTAGGTCGCCATCGCGGTACGGAAGATGGCCTTCGGCTCCTTCGCGTAGACGGCGCGGAAGAAGTCCCGGAATCCGTGCCAGCATACGGCGTAGACCCGCTTCATTCGCGGCTCGCCGGCCTGGGTACGGCACGCGTACCGCTTCGCCCTGTAGTGCTCTCGCTCGGCGCTGGAGTCCGAAGGGTAGACCTTGACCCGGAAGCCGCGCCCTTTGGGCTCGACGTCGAGCTTGACGCCGACCTTTCGCGCCGCGCCTTCGAGTGTTTCGAGTTTGACGTTTCTGGCGATCATCGCCTTAGCCTTTCCGCCCTTCCGGGCCGTTGCGTGTGGAGAATGTAGGGCCGTGGGAACGCATTTTCAAGGGGTGTCGGGAAGAATGTTGGAGCCCCATTCGTAATAGCTGTGCGAGTCACGACGGCAGAAAAGCGTCTGGTCGAAGGTCTTCTTCCCGCGAACGAACGGAACGGGATAGTCGTCCTCCCAGCAGACCTCATCGAACGCTTCGGTATCCCATTCGAAAGAGCCGTCGTCTTGCTTGGCGATGCCGGTCAGGCGCGTAACGCGCTCGACTACGCCCGTGGCTGGCTTGCGGCACTTCGGGCAACTCGGATTTGAGAATCTCATGGCTGTCCTTTCTGGCGTGATCGCCTTTCCTCAATCGGATGCCGAGACGTGCTCGGCGTCCTCTTCAGGCTAGGCGCTAGGGGTCACCTCCTTTCGCTTCGTCGGATCTCGCGATTGATCAGCTTCACCTCCTCGTTCCACTTCGCAAGCGCACGATCGGCGGCTTTTCTGCCGTAGACTAGGTCTAGGTTAGCGAGATCACGCTTGAGCTGTTCGTGGGCCTCGCGCTCTAGGCGCGAAAGCGGGGTTCGGCGTGTCTGGATTTGTTTCGGCGTGCTCATGGCGTCACCTTTCCTCGAATTCGGCCTTGCGGGAGAGCTTGCCGGGCGGGTGCGTCTTGAGCCATTCCGCGCAGTAGCGTTGCGCCTCGCTGTACGTGAGCCGGTCGGGGTGGCCACGGTAGCTCTTTCGACCGGGGCAGGGCTCTAGTCCGCCCGACCATTTCGGATTGAGGCGCCACCAGGTACGCGTGAAGACGCGATAGAGGCGTTCGTTGTCGCTCACAGGTCGTCCTCCTCGAATCCGGCCGCGTTCATCGCGAGCCAAAAAATCTCTTCGATCGCCCCATTGCTCTTCGAGTCGGTCGAAATATTGCGTTCCATCGCGACGGCGCCTTGACCGTTGAGCAGGCCGCGCAGTCCCTTGACCGCGTCGAGCCAATGCGGGCCGAGGAATCCATCATCGGACAGCTTCGAGTCGTACGCCTTGCGGTACGCCCTGGCATAGCGGAGCATGCCATCCATCGCGTAAAGGAGCGGTTCGCCGCTTACCTGTCCCGTGCTCGATGCCGCCTCTTCGACGGAATGGCGCGGGATCTTGTTTAGCGCCGCAACGCTTTCGAGCTGGAGTGTTGCGCTCATCGGGTGAGCCTTTCTGGCCTATCGGCCTTGTGTGTATTGGTAATCTAGGTTCGTGACGGTTCGGTGTCAAGAAGTATTAGGCTGCGTGCCAGTTCATGCGATGCCGTAGACCGTCCGCGCGACGACGCGCGACCTTGAGCACGCGCCAGCCCTCGGCGTCCGCCGAGTCGTAGAATCGCTCCGTGGCGTGTTCCGAGCTGTACGCCCAGAGGGAAACCTCTCCCGCGTTGTCGGCGTCGCACTCGTCGCGATAGGCCACGGCATACAGGCGGAGCGTGCCGTACTCGCCTTGTTTTTCGATTGACTCTCGCATGTGCCGCTCTCCTTTCGTTGATACGATTCTTCGAGAATCGCCGTTCACGGCCCTTGCGGGCCGCATGGGCGAAAGACTAGCGGTTAGATGATGCCAGCGCCGTAGATTTCGAAGACGTAGGCGAAGCGGTCCTTGACGATGTCGCGGGAGTCGATGCGCCAATCCTCGCAGAGATGACCCTCTCCGCTCTCGCATGCCGCACAGTCCGCCTCATCGCACGTCATGTAATCCTCGTGGCGATAGTCGTCGATGGAATCGGCGGCATCCTTCAGAATCGAGAGCGCGGCGTCACGCGGGTCAGTCCACCGGAGGATCGTCTTGGCTTCGGAGAGCGTCAATCCGCGCTCACGCGGGCCGGCTTCGCGAAACAGGTCACGAGGAGAGAACGGGCCGTGCCATCCGTCCGCGTGAATGTAGTTTTCGGCGAAGCGGAACATCGCGTCTTTCCGGTAGGCTTCCGGGAGCGGCTGATACTCCGGATCATCCCGCCGTATCTGATCGATGATCGAGTGTCGGTTTCGCATGTTCGTTTCTCCCTTCGTTTCGACGCACGGGTTAGGTGCGTCGCTTACCAGGGGAGACCTATTCCCCGAACGTCTCGCCCAGGTACTCGTCGAGTATGTTTCCGTCGACGAAGAGCGTAACCGGTTCGCCGCTCGCGCGGCCGTAGTGAGAGATGGAGTCGGCGCGATAGCTTCGCCACGCCTCGCGCGCCGTCGCCTCGTTGTCGCCACTGTAGACGGTGCCGATGTTTCCTACGATCACCTCGAATTGACTCATCGCCGTTTCCTTTCGTGCCGTTTAGGCTTCGTTGACGTGAAGAGCGTCGAGCGCTTCGTACTGTTTACGGACCTTGTCGGCTTCGCGCGTGGTGAGCGGGGTTCCGCTGATGAATCCGTACTCGGATTGAGTGACGAGGAAGTGAGTCACGTTGGACGGAAACTCGAAGGCTTCGCGCTCGTCGTCGTCAACTTCGAGCATGCAAGCGTACTCGCCGCAACCGTCCTCCATGCATGAAAGCTCGTCGCCGCTTCCGTCCATTGTGAGATCGTAGAAATAGACGGTTTCCGGTCCCTCGCCTTCGAAACGGCCGGGGTGGGATTCGTAGCCTTCGACGTATTCGCGGCGGATTCGGGATGCGTTGTCTGTCATCCGCTGCTCCTTTCCGCCCTCTCGGGCTGTGTGATGTCGGAAAGATAGGGCGGAGGAAATGCGTTTTCAAGGGTGGGAGGGAAGAAAAGAGGGAAATCTTCGGACCCCTTGACGAGGGAGATTTGACGGCGGGAGTATGTTAGGAGTATGAGCGCCAACGCGCAGACTACCGAAGACGTTGAATCGGAAGAGGTTATCCACGCGGAACTCGCTCCGCTTGATGAAAATCGGAAGGCTACGGGGAAGAGGGAGAGTCCGTGGCTCACTAGGCGGAAAAGACTTGACGAGGCACTCAGCGCCCAACTGGATCGCCTAGCGAATACGCGGGCGCGAGGAGGGAAGCTCGGAAGGCCGCACGTCTGGATCGGCCCGCTTCTCGAGGCACTCCGCACGGTTCCGGTGATCGACAAGGCGGCAAAGCTCGCCGGTATCTCCTCGGACACGGTCCATTACTGGCGTCAACGCGTCCCGGCAATCGAAACGGAGATCCACAAGGCCATGGAATGCGGCATCGATCGCCTGGAAGCGGCGGCATACCAGAGGGCCGTAGAAGGCCACCAGCGTCCCATCTACCAGGGTGGGAGCAAGGTGGGTGAGGAGACTGTCTACAGCGATAGGCTCGCCGAGCTGATCCTTAAGGGCCGTAGACGAGCCGTGTACGGGGATAAGACGGAGCTAACAGGAGCGGGAGGCGGGCCGTTGCAGGTCGTGATCGCGGTACCTCAGCCGGTGAAGAGGGGGAGGGTTGAGGCGCAGGCGGAGATTGAGCCGCCGTCGTCTACCGATGACGAACAGCGCTAGACCTCGGCACGTTCTACGTCCGATAACGGATAAACTGTTAAATACGGCGTGATTGTCTAACTGTCGCACCATCAAGAGGTTAGGCTCGATGAGCGCCGTTATCACGATATTATTCCACAGGCTAGTCTAACGTTTAGTGGTCGAATCACTAGACTTGCGCCCGGTACCAGGGAGGGGGAGGGGGCGGAGACTAGGGGACCGCTAGACCTCTCGGCCATGCGGTGAGCCCACCCGGACCCCCCATGCGACTTTTGAGCTAGGGGTGTCAGCCATCATCACCTAGCCCTTTACCAGCGCCTTGCGTGGGCGTCTCCTGCCACGCCTCGAACAGTCCAGGGCATTATCCTTGTGCGTACCAAGATACAGATGTAAAGCATTCACGCAACATGGGTTATCGCACGTATGTAGCACAAGCAGCCCATCCGGAATCAGCCCTCGAGCCCTCTCCCACGCGTAGCGATGGGCCTTGACGTGCCTCCCGTTAGTCTTCAGACGTCCGTACGGAAGCATCCCCTTCCCACCCTTCTTGACGGCTCCGATCCACAGCAGGCACCCCGAATTCGGCTCCGGTATCGTGAACTTCGCGAAGGCAATCTCTGGGTGCTTGGCCTTCGTTCCGTACGGTGATGGCGGCCTTACCCCAACACGACAGCGCGAACACAGACCGAATTTTCGGTAAGCACCGGAACGATCACAACGTTCACATCTCATCCTGTCCCCCTTAACCGAAAGTCTACCCCACCTCGTTTTTTCAGAAAAGAGTCCCCTCCCCACTTGACAACGCCGTTACGCGTCACTACCGTTACGGAGTGGCTTTCGTAAAGCTCGATTGCGGGATCCTCCGGTCTACGATCTGGTTTGACCGCGAGGCTCGAGAACTCTTCCTCACCGCCCTCCTGATGGCTGTTCCACGGACGATCACGGAACCGATGTCCGAGATCGAGGTGGATAGCCTAGCCCTAACTGGATTCGTCGTCCCCCCTGGCAACTACGGCTTCGTCGAGGCTGCTGGCGTGGGAATCATCCGGATGGCCGGAATCGACGACGTCCAGGCAGGGATCGAGGCCCTCAAACGCCTGGCCTCTCCCGAGAACACCAGTCGATCTCCGGAGTTCGACGGAAGACGGCTCGTCAGGGTGGATGGCGGGTACATCGTCCTGAACTTCGCCAAGTACCGGGAACGTGACCATACGGCAGCCGAAAGGCAGAAGCGCTACAGGGACCGTCAGGCAGAAGCGTTACGCGTCACGGGTGAGACATTACGCGTGACTGATGACGGAAACGTAACGCGTGACCGTAAAGTAACACAAGCAGAAGCAGAAGCAGAAGGAGAGAGAGAGAATACCTTCTCGCCCGCTGATTTGATTGAGATATGGAACCTCCATTCCGGATCTCTACCGAAGGCTTCTCTCACCTCGAAGCGAGCGAGGTTTGCCTTGGCGAGGATCTCTGGATGCTCGGACCCTCTTCGCTGGACATCGGCGGTCCAACGTCTCGCCAGATCCCACTTCGCCAACGGCTCGAAAGGGTGGAGGGCGTCGATCGACTTCCTCCTCCATCCAGATTCCCTCACGAAGATCGAGGAGGGCCAGTACGACAACCCGGTCTCACCGAACGGTTCGAAGCCCACCGGCACCATCGATCGAGCCTTTCTCGAGAAAAACGCCCAGCACGAAGCGGCCATCCCAAAACCGGAGCCAACCGACAAGACGACCGAGGAGGAACCGAATGAGCCCTACTGAAAAGTCCGGCCACACCGTCTGGGCGCCGAAAGTCGTCCGGGGAATCCTTCGGAGGGTGGCATGAAGACCTCGGATCTTCTCCCGCCCGATCTCTACGTCGGCCACGTTGCCGGCTGCCGCTGCGAAGACTGCCGAAAGGAGTTCTCGGCGAAGTTCCAACGAGGACTCGAGGCCGAGCGGCAGGTGTCCCGCGCCACCACGGCCAAGGAACTCGCCGATCTCCTCGATTGCAACTGCGGCGAATCGACGGATGCCCTCTGCAAGACCAGTGGGTGTAGCGCCGCGACGCACCACGTTGCGGCTCGGTTCATCACGCTGGCGAGGAACCCATGACGCCCCCCACCTGGAAAGCCATCTGGTTCGACTTCCGCTACGGAACCACGAGCGACGACGCCTCAAAGCTCGGAGCTGCCCTCTGGGGTGACCTCGACCGCTGGAAAGTCCCCGTCTGGGTAGCCATCGACCCCCGTTCCGCCCAGTGGCCCCTCCGCCTCGTCGTCTACGGCCGGATCCCGGCCTCCCAGCTCCGGCGCTGGAGTAACCGCGTGCGGAAGGCCGTCCGCTCTCGGGATGGCTGGACCCTTCTTCGGGAGCCGGAATGAAGGGCTATCTCGTCGAACTCGACCGAAAGACCCGCGAGGTCATCCTCGACATCCGGGTGGCCCACGGTGGGGCGAGCCTCAAGCTCCACCTCACCGCCGATGCCGCCGAATGGCTGGCCGAGGATCTCCACGACCACTCGGTCCTCCTCCGCCGGCTCGAGGAGGAATCAGTGTCCTCTCCCGAGGTCACCCCATGAAGTTCGCCCTCTTCCCCGACCCGATCTCGACCCAGGAACTCCTTTCCGCCTCCCCCGAAGCCCCCAGAAGGCACCGGGCACGCATTTGGCGGGGGCGCCAGGGCGAAAACTCCCCCTCACCCGTCCGTTTCGATTCGGGAGGCTCCGAACCGATCGTGGCGCCTCGGGCGTCCTGGGGCCGTTTCCTAGCCTCCGATGTCGGAGATATTGAAACCGAGGTACCGTATGACCGACGAGGTTAAGGACTCCCTTCCCCCTGAACTCCACGCTCCGATCGACGAGATCCGGGCGGCGATGCCGCTTCTCTGGGAGGCGGCGGATCGGGCGGCTCACCAGGTTCGAGGTGTCGAATGCCTTCTCCGGGAAGCCAAGGTGACGGTCGAGGCTCGTACCTGGTCCGGGCGAAAGGGTGGTGGCTATGTACCCGATCTTGCGTGGAAAAGGCGGGCGACTCCAAGCCCCAATCAGGCGCCGGCCGAAAAGTGGAGCCTCGAGATCGTGGATGGCTGCGACAGCTCTCGGCCCTGGCTCGAGGCGTCGATCGGTGAGCGTCTTATGGCCTTCGACAAACTCCCAGAGCTTCTCTCGAAGCTCGCCGAGGAGACGAAGAGGTTGGTGCCGAAATGACCCGAGCCGAACGTCGCCACCGAACCGAGGTCATTCAGCGCCGCCGTCTCGAGAAGATGTGGGCCTTTCGCATTCCCGATGCCGGACGTGGCCCGTTCGTCGGCAGCCAGATGTGGGAGGCGCAGGAGAAGGCTCGAGCCGAGCACCGCTGGCAGCCTGCCGATCCCCGCACCATCGGCCGTACACGAAACGAGCTGCCGTGGTGTGGCGGGAAGAGCTGCGGCTGCGGGATCACCGACTATCGCCCCGAGCCCCGTGACCGCTACGGGATGGAGGAGGAAGCGTGAAGATCACCAAGGCCGACGTCAGAAAGTCCAGAGCAAAGGCAGACGCCGACGCCGTCCTCTACGTCAGGCGCAAGGAGCTGTTCGGCGTGGAAATCTGGGAGGTGGCGAACCTGCTCACGGGCGACTTCTCCAACGACCGCGATCTACGCGCGGCTCTCCTGGACGCCGGCAACCTCATCCTCGCCAATCGAGCGATCCGCTCGAAGGAGCCAGAGGTCGTCCCCGCTCGGAAACTTCGAGTCCCGATGGCGCTGAGGCCGCGATGACCGACGCCGTCCATCCCAATCTCCCTCACATCGGTCGTGTCGTGTGCTCCTGCGGCGAAACGATCACCCGCTGTTGGTGTAGGGACGAGACCCCAATCGAAACCCAGCCTCATCCCGCCTGTCAACGCGACGAAGGCGGTGGTCTCGACTGGCGCTGCATTCGGTGCAAACGGATGATCCCCTCGGGCTCGAAGGGCTACGACGTCATCCACGTCGGGACCATTCATTCCTGGGTCGGTGGCGTCTCCCTCGCCTACCACAACGCCTGCTACCCGGACGGCCTGCCGCTGGAGTTCGGAGGCGATCAGACGTTCGTGCTCGACAAGATGTACGGCCCACGAATCTTCGCGTCGCTCCGGGTCGTTGCCGATCTCGAGACGACCGAGTGGAAGATCGAGCGCCAATGGATCTCGTCCTCCGAGTACAAGCCATGGGCGACGATCCCCGGCCAGATCGCCGAGGAGTTCACGGATAGGGAGGATGACGAATGAAGATCCTCGAGATGAACGAAGACGCCCTAGCCGAATGGCTGGCCGAGCGCCCGCAGGTAATTCGCGACATGGTTGCCGCCAAGCCTCCGGATCGTCTCTACCGAATCGGCTCGGGTCACCGCTGCACGATCTACTCCTACGCTGAGGATCGCACGGTCACCGTCTACGTGGGCGGCGAATACAACGCCGTCATCTTCTCGCGCCATGTCTTCGGGATTCCGATTGACGAACTGGTTGAGTGTGATCCCCCTGGGCCGGATGAACTCACCGGAGACGTTTCGGTGGATGCGGGATTTAGCCCAGACGACGTCCGAAACATCCTTATCCCGAAGCTGAAGGAGGAGGGGATGCTGCCGGAGACTTGTGCCGAGCCTGAGTGTGCGGCCGGGAAGAAGCCGTCGTGACCCTCCTCTTCTACGCCACCCTAGTCTGGCACCCAATAGACGAGACTCCGAAAGAGAAGGGCGAGTATCTCGTGGCCGGTCACGAGAACGGGAAGCCATTTGCCGTCATGGTGAGATACGAGCCCGATGCGCCCCTCTCGTGGTCTCGGTGGCCGCCCCCCATCGTGAGCGAGGCTCTCCCTCTCGCCTGGTGGGCCGATCTCAAGGATGCTTATCCGCCGGAGGTGAAATGAAAAAGTCCGACATAACCACTGGTCAGACGACAGCCCGCGATATCGTTCGGGCGGTCCTCCCTAACGTTTCCGATCGCGAGGCCGATGGGATTCTCTGGAACCACACCGGGTTCCCCAGCTTCTGGGCCGGCGATCCCGCGAAGACCTGTTACAAACAGGTGCATCGATACGCCCGCCTCGTCAAACACGGACTTACCCCCGGTGACATCGAGACCTGCTACTTCATGCCGCTGACGACAAAGAACGCGATCGGGTACTACGAGGCGCTGAAGGTGGCGATCGACGTTATCGAGGGGCGACGGGCTTTCGCCCGGCTGCCGGTTCATTACGACGAGACGATCGTTCGTCTCGGCCAACCCGACTCCGTGGATATGATGGAATGAAGACCATCCCCCTCTCCCCACCGTGCCCGGAGTGCGACGTCGCCGAAGCCACCGAGAGCTATGGCTGCACCATGATCGGCTACATCCCGGTGAACGAGCACCTTCACGATCCGAATCATTGGTACCGATCACTACGCTGCACGAACGGTCACGAGATTGTGGATCCTTCTCCGCGCCACTTCTCCCGTCCGTGCCCAGCTTGTGGCTGGCGGAAACTCGAATGCTGCGGGAAGAAGCTCGAGCCGCTTCCTGAGGAATACCTCCGCGAGCTGCCCGAAATGGAACGTCGCGCCAAGGAAAGGTATGAACAGTACCGCGTCCCTCAGGCCGAGGTAGACGCGTGGCTCGCTCGCGAGCGCGAGGCCGGCAACGACATCAACCCGAACATCGTTATCTATGACTCGACGCGGAAGCTGTGGTTGAGAGAGGAAAAATGAAGCTCACCCGCTACGTCTTCTGGGAAGGCGAGTGCTGGGATCAGGATGACGGCGAATTCGTCAAGGTTGACGACGTTGTCGCGTGGGCCAAGGAAAACCGCGTGGCCGCCAGGTCCGAATATCAGTTCGCCCTCGACGACCTTCTCGAGGTGCTCGGAGAAAAAGAGGAGCCCAAATGACCATGATCGAAGAGTTCTTCAAGTCCCTGCCCAAGCCACCCGCCATTCCGGACGAAACCTATACCCGCCTCGGCCAGCTCCTCACGAACGACGCGTTCCGGACGATGGCGATTCACATCTTCGGGTCCATGTGTCACCCCTACCCGGTTCACGTCTACGACGCCGGCAAGATCCTGATCCTCCTGCCGACCGATACACGGGTCGATAATCTCGAGCACTTCCTGAAACGCTGCCGGGAGGACCGTGACTTCGACCGTCTATCCCAGGGCTTCGAATTCCAGGCCATCAACATGACGGTCTCCCTCCCGCATCCCATCCTCGAGAGCGAGGAGGAGGAACTTGGGCGACTGCGGGTCGTGGTGAGGGAGCTACTCGGAGAGCGAGCCGCGACCCTTACCTCGCTCGCGTCCGTCGTAGAGCAGTTGGCGAAACTCACGCACGAGAGCGCTGTGCCGAGCACCAGCACCCGCGACTATAGGACGGCGGCCAACTACATCGCCGTCGCCCACAAAAATCTTCCTCCCCACCCTTGAAAATGCATTGTCTAGGCCCTAGATTGAGATGACCATGGCAGGAATCGGAAACGGCCCTTGTCCCCATAGCTTTACCTCCGGATGCCCGTACTGTGCGATCCATGGTGGCTACGGCGGAGGCGGCGGCCCTATCGGCCAACAGTTCAACCGGGACTCCGGCGGCTCATGGTGGATTAAGCAGACGCCTGGTCCGTACTACGGCGGCGGTCCCGTAGGCAGAGACGAGATGGAGGCCATCGCACTACTGGAAGTTCTTAAGGAGAAAGCCATGCCGCCCGACTTCTATCAACAGAAAGGAATTCCCATGCCCATCGACATCTCGACCAAGAAGACCTGGCTCGTCTACGGCGACAACGGCTTCATCTCGAAGCCCGTTCCCGAAGACGAGGCCCGTGCCATCGCCAAACAGCAGGCGAAGCAGAACGAGAAGAACGTCTTCGGGCTCTACGCCTGCATCGCCGTCTTCGAGACCGAGGATAAGCCGGTCGTGGAGCGGAAGCTGGAGTAGGCGGTGGAGTTCCTGGCGCTGACCGGCGTGTACCCGGACCATGTCGATCGCCTCGTCTACGTGAGGCACGCGGACATCATAGGCGTGGGCACCGACATGCCGTCCGGCAGCGGGTCAACGATTGCCTTCCGATACAAGGCCATGGACGACCTGCACGTAAAGGAGTCGCCGGAGGCGATCATGCACCTCCTCTACATCGCGCGAGGACCGACCGCGATCCCGGTGAAGGCGGAGGGTTAGGTCCGGTGAGCGAGAAGCCGAACAATCCGAGAGCGTGGGCGGTAGAGGCGTTTTGCCAGATACCGAGACCGTACGCGGAGTCCATCGTCGGGCCGATTTTCGAGCGGATTCTCGAGAAGGCGATGAAGCAGGAATGGGATCGGGCTATCGACTTTTTCGCGTCGGACGGCGTCGGCATGACGTACGACTATGCTAAGGCGGCGTGGAGAGATGTCTGGAAGCCGAAGCCTCTCCCGTGTCCGTTCTGTGGAGCGAAAGCCGAGCCGTGCGATGACATCGGCGGAAAACCGATCGGTGACGGATGGTGGGTCTGTCCTACGCCTGGCTGTATGGAGGGCGCCTACGGCGTGCCCACGGAGCAATGGAACCGCCGCGCATGACCCGCATCCTAGTAACCGGAGGCCGCGACCTGGAAGATGAGCCCTGGGTCTACACGGAACTCGCGAACCACATCTGCCCGTGGGATCACGTCATCGTCGGGGACGCCACAGGCGCAGACCAGATCGCCGCCGGTTTCGCCAGGGGTCTCGGTTGCACGGTCAGCGTCCACAGGGCCGACTGGCCGAACCGAGGACTATCGGCAGGTCCGATTCGCAATGCCGCGATGATCGCGGAGCACCCCGACTTCGTCCTCGCATTCCCCGGTGGACGCGGTACGGCGGACTGCATCAAGAAGGCGGAGCGTGCTGGGATTCCGGTTAAGAGGGTGGAGAGGCCGAGTGGATAATCCACACCTTCGTTCCTGCGCCAAGCCCGGCTGTGAAGAGCGTTTCGTCCCCAAGCGCGAATGGCAGCGCTTCTGTTGCCCCCTCCACCGTCATCAAGAATTCAAACGACTACAAAAGCTGAACCGGGCCGAGAGCCCCAGAAAGGAAGACCGATGAGTCCCAATGTTAGCCCCGCCCCCGCCATTACCGACGCCGGAGCGCCCGAGAAGAAGGCCCCGACTCGAATCTCGATCTCCGTGGACGCCGACATCTACCGTCAGGTGGAGGCTCTCGCGAAGAAGGAGGATCGGCAGATCGGGAAGGAGACCGATAGGCTGCTGAAGCACGCCCTCGAGGCTGGTGTCGCGTGAGCGCCGTTCCGAAGCGTGTCGGCACGAAGATCCTCCTCTCGAATTTCATCAACGCGCTATCGCTCTACATCAACCGCCTACACGAGGAGATGAACGACGCGAGGCCGCTCGCGCCGGTCATGAAGATCGCCGATGCGAGACCGCCGAAGGTCAAGAAGCCCGTCCCCACCTGGCTCAAGCTCCACGGCAAGTACATGGGCACGATCCGCAGCCTCACGCCGAAGCAGAAGGCTCGGGTGAAGGCGATCCAGCAGCGCGATGGGTACAAAGTCGCCATTGCGGCGGCGCAGAAGATGAGAAAGTAGGCGTCCGTGCCTTCCGTCTGCCGTCATTGCCAGGCCCCGGTCGTCAAGGCCCGACTCCACCCTCACGGCGAGCCGATCACCCTCGACGCCAAGCCGCGCCGGGATGGTCGGTATCGCCTGGAGGAAGTGGGGCTCGGCGACAAGAAGACGATTTGGGCCTTCTCTGGCGACAAGGGTACGGCGCAGCTCTTTGACGAGGACCCGTACATTGCTCACCGGCTGGTGTGTCAGGGCTCGAAGGCGACGGAAGCGGAGAAGGCCCGGTCTCCGGGTGGAAGACCGCCGGTAGATCCGGACGGAACGCCTTGGGACGCGAAACGAATCGAGGAGGAGAAGAACCGTGGCGGAAGTTAACGGACGACTCCTGGATGATCTGGTTGCGGCCACACTCGAGGATCTCACCGAGATGTCGGCCTGCATTCCGAAGGGATCGGAGCCGATGGTGATCCCCTACCACGGCATCGCTGACGAGTGCGACTGCGAAGACCAGCTCAGGGTGATGATCGCCAAGCAGTCCCGTACCGACTTCTCCTACTACCTTCGGGATCGCTTCCGGCGAATCATTGCGGAGTGGCGATCGTGAGACTTCTTCGCTGGCTTCTGCGAAGTCACCGCTATAGAGCCTTGGACCGTCTCCTCTCGCCCCGTCGTCAGATGGAGCGTCGTAACTGGACCGGAAACGTGATCTTCGACCCTCCTGCTCCGCCGTACGAGTGCGCGCTGCCGATGATTCTCCTGGGGCACGTTGACCCGAAGGAGTTCGCGGCGTTCCTCAATAGCTACAAGCCGCTGACGAGGTCGAAATGAAGCCCCTCCTAGTCTTCCTCGGCTCAACGCTCTCGATCGTCGGAGGCGCAGCCCTGATTGGCGCTGCCATCAGCCCCGGTTGGGCGACACGGCTGGCCGTGGGTACGATCGGGTGCCTCTGCATGCTGTACGGCTACTCGGGATTGATGATTCTGAATGGAGCGGCCGAAACGAAGGCTAAGAAGGCGAGGATCAATGGCTAGCCGACGCATGAAGGTGAAGTACGTCGCGGACGGCATGACGATCACGACGGCCGACGTCGATGCCTTGGCGTCCTTCGTCTACGCCGGGGAGACACTCGGACTCAGCTTTCGAGACAAGTTCGTGACCGAGAAATCGTTGGACGATTGGCCGCGCCCCCTCGTATCCGCCACCTTCCAGTTCCCGCCGACACCCGAGGGGGTTTCCGCGTTCGTGGACCTCGACGGTGGCGATCTCGGACGCGGGACGAAATGGCAGCTCAACCTACGGGAGAGTGAGGGACCGCAAGGCGTCCTGAGTGTCGAGACGGCCGATCAGGTTGCGCTCATCCGGTTCCTGTTCGCGGCCCGGCGACTCGGCTTCGAGCATTGGCTCTGGGATCACTTCGGAATGATGACGATGCCGATCTACGGGGCTAGCGGAGGCTTCGGCATCGGGGTGATGTCGTACCTGTTCTTCCCCCGCGAGATCGAAGCTGAACCGGCGAACACGTCGGAGACGGCATGAAAGTCCCAGACGGCGAATGGCCCGGTGACTCCTGCGAACCACCCATTTCCCGCCTGGAAACAGCCCTTCTCGGCAGCCTGATCGTGATCCCGGAGTGGATGGATCGAGCGGCGATCTTGAACGACCGGGACTTCGGGTGCCCCGCCAGGGCTCAGATGTTCGACGTCATGCGGTCGTTCCCGAAGCGCTCTTACGAACCGACGACGTTGTACGTGGAGCTGTATCGACAGCACGTACCGACGCCGACCGGCCTGGATTGGCCGACTGCCTTAGCCTGGATGATGGATTTGGCGTGCGTGACCGAGGATGAGTTCGATACGAGGGTGCGAATGGTTAAGGAGGAGGCGGCTATGAGGAGGGCGAAGCGGTGAGGGATCCCGCCATCCCCATTCGTCACCTCGAGCAACGCAAGGCCGAACTCTTAGACCAGATCAATCAGATCGACGACGACCTTCAGGCCCTTGGGGCGCTGGCCGATAGAGGCGAGCCCCCGGTCGTCGCCACGGACTTCCTGAAGGAGAAGGCGGAGTTCGAATGGTTGATCGGTGGACTGATCGCCAGGCAGAGCGTGACGATGGTGGCGTCAGAGGCGAAGGTCGGAAAGTCAACGGTCCTAACCCAGCTCACTCTCTGCCTCGCCACGGGCCAGCCCTTCCTGGGCTTCAACATCCCGAAGACCGGCCGGGTGCTCTACGTGATGGCCGAGGGCTCGCGCCCCGGTTACCGGCACCGTCTGGAAGACGCCTGTAAGTCCATGGGCATCTCGTCGAACCTAGGGCTGAATCGGTGGTTCATCCAGCCAGCCGCGATGTCGGAATTCTCCCTTCGTAATCCAGCCACCACGAACCTCTTTCGACGTTCCGGGGCCGATCTGATCGTCCTTGATACCCTCGGCTACTTCACGGGGTTCGCCGACGAGAACGATTCCTCGGCCTGGAAGAAGTCGGTCATGGCCCCACTCCGAGCGCTGATCGCCGAGTTGAAGTGCTCGTTCATCCTCGTCCATCACTACGGGAAGATGGTGCCGGGACGAAAGCGGTGGGAACGCGGGAGAGGCTCGAGCGCCATGTTCGGGGACGTGGATCAATGGCTGGGCCTGGAGAACGTCGAGCTTACGGCGTCGGAGGAGGAGTCGCTTTCCGACCCCGAGAAACAAGTCCTGAAGCAGCGCCGGGACTTCTTCGTGGAGAAGTGCAAGTACGGCCTTGACGACCGCTGTGTGAGGCTGAACTTTCTGAAGCATCAGGCGGTGTTTGTGCCGGTCTAAAGCGGCTCGTCCTCGTTCAGCGAGAGGCGGTCGAAGAGACGTAGCGCGTCGTCAGGAGAGATCGACGGGGCGTGTCGATGACGGAAGCCCAGCGGCAGGACCGCCACAGTTGACGAGGCGCCGATGTCGCTGTTTCGGGGAGCGGCATGGGTCGCTTTCCCGCCGTGGACGGGGTACTTCGCGTGCGGCGTCGGCTTGTTCCTGGGGACCTTGTGCGGCCGAGCTTCGCCCCACGGAAGTTTCATGCGTCCCAAACCTCCCCAAAAAGCACGCCGTAGTCATCCGCCGTCCTCTCGGTCTCACGCCAGAAGACGACCTCACTCAGTACCTCGTCGAGGCCCAGGGAGATCCGTACGGGATTCGCCTCCCCCGGTACCGCGACGTCGAAGACCTCGCTCAGGCGATCGGCGTAGACCCGTCGAGCCTCGAGGGGATGACGGCTCAGAAAGCCGCGTTTCCCACGGATGAACGTGACCTTCATTCAACAGTCCTTCTGATTCGACATGCGGGTGAAGACGACGTGGAAACGGTCGGTCTTCTGGCAGCGGTTACCGTGAAGCCAGCAGTAACGGTCGTGACGAAGGTCCAGGAAGCACCTTCGGACCTGATCGATCAGCTCGTCGGCCTTACCGAGGATCGGCGACATCGGCATGCGGTCGGCATCGGGCGTGGGGCGAGTCATCGCGACCTCACCCGCTGGCTCAGGTAGACGACGGTGACGGTGAGGAAGCAGACGGCTGCGAATCCAAGGAGGATACCGCCGTAGTCTCGGAAGAACTCTGCGAATCCGACCATGTTGACGCCCTCCTGTTCATTTCGTCGGTTAGGTGGCGTGCTTCCCGCTTTGTGTAGGCGGAGCCCCAGGAGGAAACCGCGATACCCGAACGACCAAAGAACTGCACCATCAAAGACCACTCGGGGTGTCTTCGGGTCTCGAATCGAGAGGGAGGCCGGCAGTCCCTTCGGAGGGGGATGTCGCGATGTGCTGGGTCTCCTCGGAGACGCTCGTAGAAGTATTCTCGTCCCATGTTGAGGCTTCTCCTCTCCGATACCGGCGTAGGGCCGGCATCACGGCTTCCTTGAACGCTGCGGTCTCCCAACGGTGGACCGGCCGGCCGATGATCTCGACGCGGTGTCGAGCGATCCCCGTACGGTCGTCCACGGCGATGACGAACGAAATCGGTTGACCGAACCGGAGCTTGTGACGGCAGCGCTTCCGCACGTTGTCCTTCCGGATGGTCGTGAGGAATTGACCCTTCTCGTCACTCAGGCTGGCGACGAAGCGCTCGAAGCCTACATCCACGACGAGGCCGGGGAGGCGGGCTAGTTCGCGGCGGATTCTCATTCAATCCGCCTTGATGCGCCCGATGGGCTCGTAAGCTTTTTCAAGCTTCTTGACGGTCTCCGCGACAGTTCCCTCGACGGTGACGTCTGGGCCGACGAGCATGACCGTGGCGTCCTTATCGATCTCCAGCACGCCGCGAATGTCACGGGCCAACAGGGCGATGGGGCGCCGATCGTAGGCGCGTTGAAATGTCACGAATTCCATTAGCCAACCACCTTTCTGCGTATCTCTCGTTTCGGATTCGAGGGGACGGTGACGACGTACTCGCGCTCGCCCGCCGGTTTCGGGATCACTTCCCACGGAAGATCGGACCCGCGAGAACGCTCGTAAATCTCCACCCGGACGCCGACGAGGCCATCCCGGAAGTCTTCACCGATCAGGGCGTGTCGGATTGTCCTCACGCACTTCTGTCCATCGGTCGGGAGGATCTTGGCCTTGACGAGCCCGTCCAAAATAAACTTGGCACCGGCCGAGATGTTGTCGAGGTCTCGCTTCTGGTTCGGCTCGTACCAGACGAACGTCAGATCGACGGCGCTCGTCACTGGCTTCAGGCCGACCTCGAGAGCCTTGTAGCTGACGGCGAATGTCAGGGTCTTTTTCTGCTTCGCGCCCTTCGTCCAGTGGGTCCGATTGGCGTTTGTAATTTCGTTTAGACCGGGAAAGCGCTGCGGAAGCCAGAGGGTCTGGAGTTCTCCGGCGCTCATGCGAACCGCCTCTCCGGGGAGAGCAGCTTCATCAGCTCCGGCCCATGGCAACTCGGGCACGGGATCTTCGCGACTTCGAATACGCGATGCGCGAGCCCCTCTTCGCAGGTCCGGCGCTGATCCATCGTTACCAGAATCCGCATCTCCCCGGTGTTGTGGCAGGTGGAACAGCCGGTGCCCGGCTCCTCGGTTGGCTCGGGGCCAAGGCGAATGAACCGCTTCGCGCACGGACAGTCCCGTTCCTTGCGATAGAGGGCGTACTCGTCGCGGTTCATACCGGAGCCCCCTCCTCAAACCGCTGGGCGATAGCCAGCCGTTCACGGGCGGCGTCAAGCTCCTGGGTCGCTTCGCTCAGGTCCAGTCGCGCCGACTCCACCCGCTCTCTCGCGATGTTGACGGCCTCCTCGAGCTGGGCGATGTACTCGCGGGCGTAGGGGACGTCGTCGTTACTCAGATGGGGCCACATACTCCCGCCTCAGGTCGAAACGTTTCTTCGCAAATCTTTCCTTCTGGTCCTTCGGCACATCGTAGTAAGTCTTCTCCTGAGTCCGGACGACCACCGTCCATTTGCCGAGGATGAAGGACCCAGCCTGGTCGAACCGCTTCTTCATCCGTTCGTCGATCGCCTCGAACTCTTGATGGGCGGGGAGAAGCTCGGCACGCCGCGTGAGGTCCAGTTCCGCCGCCGGGTCCTCCACGATCCCGCCGGCCGAGGCGAAGGACAGAGGCGGCGCGCAGAGCCCCAGGAAGGGGCATTCCTTGCAATAGGGACCGGGCTCCGGCGGCAGGTCTTCCTTGGCGGCGATGGCGGCGTTGATCTTTTCGAACCGCTTCAGAGCTTTCTCGGCGACGTCCAGGACCGCCGGTTCGTCGAGGCTCACCTCGATCGTGTGTGTCTCGCCGGAGTCCTTGCTGCAAAACACCACAAGCGCTCGCTTCAGCCCCATCAGGAGGGCGTAGAGCGCAGCCTGAACGACGTAGCCTCGGATGTAGGCCCGAGGATCCATCAGGAGGCCGGTGGCGTTCCCGACCTTCCGGATCTTCTCGAAAGAGAAGCGGGAAGCGGACTTGATCTCGAGGACGATCTGTTCGTTCTCGATCAGGACCACGCCGTCGATGTGCCCGGTGAGCTGGAACTCGGGCCACGAAAGGTCTCGCTGCTGTTGGATGACTGGGACTCCGGAGTCCGTCAGCATCTTGACGATGGCCGGCTCGAAGATGTTCCCGAGGGTGTATCTGCGTTGCAATGAGACGTCGGGGAGAGTGGCGTCTTGCCAGTGGGTGCGCGCCCATTGGGCTCTGCGCTGGCATTCGAGCGCCATCCCGGCCTGGGAAACCCTGTTCGTGTACTGGGCGCGGATGTGGCGCTGTTGTTCGAAGTGGGTGGTGATGGCGGCGTCTAGGGATTCGGCGGGGGTCATACTGGCCCTCGATCGAAGAGGTGGAAAACAAGTTGGCCGGCGTGGAGCTGGAAGGTTCCGATGAACGCGGAGGTAGCGACGTCGTCTGTTGGATGCCCGGTCCCACGCACGGCGAATCGTCTCTTGCGGAGGTCATTGTCCTTCTCGACGCTGGCCCAGAAGAACGGCTGGTCTCCCTGGACCTGGACCGAGAGGATTTGGCTACCGCAGGGCATCTGGACTTCGAACTCGTCCTCGATGCTGACGGGGTATTTCCAGATGGAGCGACTCATTAAAAGTCCACCTGCTGGTCGGGGCAGGGCGGTACAGCGCCACCTGGGCCGATCGGATCGGGATGCGTGTCACTGTAGTAGCTAGGAGACCCCGGTGAGAGTTGGGCGTCGATGACGCGCAGGAAGTAGCCGGTGCAACCCTTTCGCACGCAATGGACGCTCTGCTCGCCGCTCCCGCTCCAGACCCAGGGGATCGGCCCGGCGCCATCGGTTATCAGGTGTGCGGCGGATGGGACGCGCTCGGTACGGGGAAGGTCACCGAAGCTGTCCCGAGGGAACCCGTTCATTCGACACCGCCCTCCATCTTCGCAAGCGCCTCGTCGAACTCCTTCTCCTTCTGCTTGAGTTTCGGTAGGACGAAGGCGACGCCCTTCTCGGTGAGATCAAGCGGATTGCGCTTTCCGGCCCAACCCTTCTCCTTGTTCACGGTGAGCCCCTGGAGGATGTCGGCCGCCACGTCTGACTCGCCGTTACTAATCTTGAAAAGGATCTTCTGGATCTCGGTGACTCCAGCCGCCCCCGCCTCCCGATCCGCCTTCTTCGCATCCGAAGCCCCCGTCCGGAACTCGACCTTCTGATCGCCCGAGAGCTTCATGCCGTACCGAGAGGTCAGCTCCTCGGGGGTAAGGCCACCGAGCCCCGCGAGCTTCTGAACGGCGGTGGCGAGGGCACGGGTGTAGGCGGCCGACCGCACGTCCTCGATGTCCGCCTTCGGCTTCTTCCCCTTCAGGTAGTCCTCGTCGTCCTTGGCGCTCCTCGAGACGGCCTCGAGTCGAAGATCGAGGGTCCGGGAGTAGGCGTCGAGGGTCACGGTGATGGACGTCACCTCGGTCTTCTCGTCGTACTCCTTCGTCTTCTGGACATTCGAGACGTCGAGCCCGAGGAGGGGGGCCACCCGCATCGCCCCGTCGCCCTCCAGGTAGGCTTGCTTGCCGAAAACCGCCCAGTCTGAGGGGACGGTCTGGGAGACGAAGGCCGTCCGGAAACGGGACATGCCCTCGGCGAGCTTCTCCATGCGTTTGATCGCCAGGTCGATCTCGTCCCCGCTCTTCTTCGCCAGGGCCGTGTCCGCGCCTACGATCGGGGATTCCTTGAAGTCTTCCATGGGCCTCATTTTCTCCTTTCGGGGGGTTTCGGCTTCAAAAAAGGAAGCCCCGGAAGCTCCGACGCCGTCAGGTCGCCGAAACCTCCGGGGCCGCGCCGCTGAACCATCGCCGAGGCGATGTGTGAACGTCCCGGACGCGCTTGAAATCGTAGCATCATCGGTTTAGGCTGCTGCCGTGAATCGTCTCGGACTCGGCGGCAACGCCGAACGGTCCTTCCGCTCGAGCTTGGTATCCGGGGAGAACGAAGCTCGGCCCGGCGTCAGCCGGAACTCGCAGTCTCAAGAAAAGAATGGGGCTGGCCTCTCCGTCAGGAAAATTCCGGGCGCTGGTGTAGGGCTTCCATCCCGGTCCATGCGGTGCGCCGAAAGGCGTTGTTCCTACCTCTGACGCGGGCACGGGGTCGGCGACGCCGCCACCCTCAACACGAGATTCCAGGACGTTCACGGGGCGGGAGACCGAACGGTGGCCCCATACCACCGCGAAGGGAAAGCCCTGCCTGGTCATCAGGTTGAATATAGTCCCCGAAAACGCGTTTGTCAGGTAAAACACCGACTTTTCTTGCGGGCTCGTCGAAAAGCTGATCCCCTTGCCGCTCAGAATGGCGAAACCGCGAGCGTCCGCCCGTAGCCGCCAAGCGAAACAGGCGCCCGTGCAGGTTGGGCAGACCTGGTACAAACCCCTCCCGAAGCAGATCGAATTCCACACAAACCCTTGCAGGTACAGGCTTTACGGAGGCGCTTTGGGCGGAGGGAAAACCGTAACTCTAGTTCAGGAAGTCGTGGCCCAGTGCCTAGCGACGCCCGGCTGGAAGGCCCTCTTCCTCCGTAAAAACAATCCGGACCTTCAGCAGATCATCCGGGACCGCTTTTTGGCGACGATCGGCAACCCCGACAACAAGGTTTTCACCTTCAACGTCCAGCACCAGACGGCGACCTTCTTCAACGGGTCCACCCTCCGATTCGGGCATGTTGAGAACGAGACGGCCCTTCTCGACTACAAGACGGACGAGTACGGGGTCATCGCGATCGACGAGGTGACGGACACCCTCCCTCATTACCGGATGTGGGAGTTCCTCACTACCCGTAACCGCTCGAGCATCAAGAGCGAATGGCGGGACCCGAATATGGTGGCCGCCACAAATCCTCAAGGGAGAGGAGTAAGTTGGTGTAAAGCTCTCTTTGTAACCAAAGAGCCTCCGGCTGGTATGCCGGTGCGGGCCTATAAGCCCGAGAACTACGCGTTCATCCCGGCGAAGACTACCGACAACCATCACCTTCTCGAGAACGACCCCTTCTACCTCGAAAACCTGAACGCGATGAACGAGAAGCTCAAGGCTCAGCTTCTCGAGGGTTCCTGGGACGCGATCTCTGGCGCCTACTTCGAGAACTTCCACGAGGACAAGGACACCTACGACCCCAAGACCCTCGAGTTCTCGCCCTGGGCCTATCGCTGGATCAGCGGAGACTGGGGCTTCACCCACGACGCGGCGATCCACTGGCACGTCTACGTCAGCGGCGTGACCTACACCTACCGCGAACTCATCGTCAACAACCTCGAGCCCTACCAGCTCGCCCAGCGGATCGTCGAGCTGACGGGTGACGAGAAGATCCGAACCGTCTTCCTCGGCCCCGACGCCTTCGCCAAGAAGACCTCGCCCCGCACGATCGCCATTGAGATGAACGAGGTCTTCGCCAAGAGTGGGATTCCCGCCGCCGTACCCGCCGACAATGACCGCAAGGGCGGTGCCCGGCTGATGCACCAGCTCCTCACGCAGGGACAGTGGAAGATCAATCCGCGCTGCTTCAACCTCATCAAGAGGCTCCCCGAGATGGTCATCGATCCTGATGACCCGGACGACTACCTCAAGGTGGACGGCGACGACGGAGTCGATTCCGCCCGCTACGGCATTAAGTCGGTACCGCGCGAGATCGACGAGCCCGTGGAGGAGAAGATCAGGAACTTCGTCACGGCCAAGGACCCCACCTTCCGCGCCCTTCAGTACCAGATGGCCCAGAAGAAATATGCCAATGCCGCCCAGGATCGACCGATCGATTTCCGTGGACGGCCTCGGCGTGTGGCTTAGGAGAGCCTGATGAACATCATCTTCGGATTCGAGTCGTGAGCGCGGAGAAAGTGATCGAGATGCCGCTCGTCAACGAAATCATCGACCCGGAGCGGCAGAGACGCGTTGGCGTACGACGGGCATTCGAGAACTCCGCCCGTACACTCTTCGAAACCTACGAATCGCTAGCGATGACGGGTGAGCGTGAATTCGCGCTCAAGCTCGTCGAGAGACTTCCGATGGAGGACTCGTGGCTTACGCCCAACAGCTAGACACGGTGGCCGTGCGACTCGATGGTGGTGCCGGGGGCAGTGGAGGCGGAACCATTGGGCCGGGAACGTCAACGACATTCACCGATGGCTCGGTGATTTTCGCGCAGGGCGGAGTGCTCGCCCAGGACAACGCGAACTTCAGCTTCAACAATACGACGCACATCTTCACCGCAGCGGGCGGCATCCTCGGTAAGGTCGTTCCCTCGGCCAAGACCGCGAGCTATCCGGTCGTCGCCGGAGACTCGGGCAAGCTCTTCACGAATACCGGATCGTCCGGGACGATCACCTTCTCGCTTCCGGCCGTGGCTTCTGGGCTCGCGTACAGCTTCTACGTGGCCGACAACCACACGGTGGTCATCGACGCGGCGGGGACCGATCTCATCCGCATAGATGGCTCCGTCTCGAGCGCAGGCGGCACGCTGACCTCGAATGCCCAGGGCGACTTCATCCAGGTCTATTCGAACGGCGTCGTGTGGTTCGCTGGCGGAGGACAGGGATCATGGACCGCAGCGTGAGGACGTAAATGACAAAGGTTATCTCCTCCTTCACGTCTCCGCTCGCCGTGGCCGATCTCCCGGCCCCGAGTGTCCTCATCTCGGCGCAGACAGACGCGCTCGTCCTCGGCTCGACGATCACCCTGGGCGCAAACTCCTCGCTCATTGGGTGGTATTTCTTCACCGGACCTAGCCTCAGTAACTACAGCCCGCTTTGGTTCGCGGGCTCGGGGCCAGACACGCAGTGGTATTACGGCGACGGCGGCAACGCGAACAAGCTCACCGTCATTCTCGCCGGCACCCGCGTGCTGATCTCGACGACGAACCTTCCGGCCACCGACAGCGGGTGGCATCTCATCGCGACCACGGACGACGGCGTCGCCCTCAGGTCGTACATAGACGGCGTGGACGCCGGAAACTCCGTTGGCGCCTACACGTCGCTCAACGGCATGGGCATCACGAAGCTCACGCAGGGAGTGAATGCCAATAACTACTTCGGCTACATCTCGATGTGCGCGGTCTTCGACCGTGCTCTATCGGCGGCAGAAGTTCTGGCGGTCTATAACGCCGGGAGGGCCTATCCGTGGACCGGAAGTCTCGCCCCGTTCAATTCCGGATTGCAGGTCGCATGGCACCTGTACGAAGGCCATGGCGATGTCGTTCACGCCTTCGCGGGCGCGAACAACCCCCTCACGCTGACCAGGGGCTCAACCGGCGAGAACGGAACTGCCATGTGGCGGATGGGACCGTCGTGACCGAAGTCCTTCTCGACGCCGCCGGATGGACTCTATGGCACCTGACGGTGCTTACGGCGTTCATCGTGTCGGGATGGGCGGTGTATCGGGTCATTACAACGGGCGGTACCTTTCGGCGTCGGCTTCTCATCGGCACGACCATTCTCGGGGCCTTCTTCGTTGGGTGTGGCTTCGGCTGCGCCCAAGAGCACGAGAGGGCCTCGTACATCTACAAGTGGAACGGACGAGCTTGGTAAGCAACGAACCACGTTCCGGGACACCCGGACGTACAGAAAGGTGAAATGAAATGAGTGCCATCAACCCGATCAGTGATCCTCGAGTTTCCGAGTACATGACGTATCTTCATACCCACGACGCTCAGGCGACCGGCGAGCCGGCGACTGTCCTGGCGGTTTTCAACAAGTACCCCGGCTACAACCCCACGGCCCTCGCCGGTGAGGTACTCGACGCCATCGCCAGTGCTGGGTCTCCGGAAGAGGCGGGAACGATCGCGCAGTCGTACCTCCAGGCGAAGCTGGATGCTCCGGTCTCTGGTGTAGCAACGCGGGACGATCTTCTCTCCCAGCTCGATTCCCACCTCTCCCAGTCCTTCGCGATCATCAAGCTCCTACTCGGGAAGTCCGACAAGCCTGGCGCGGCGGTCCCCGAGGGAACCGGGTTCGGTGGCGACGCGGGAGCCGGCGTCAAGAAGCTGAAGAAGAGCTAAGGCATGGACCGCCGTTCCGCTCGCCGCACGACTCTTGTCGTAACCCTCCTTTTCGGACTGGGCGGAACGGCGTTTCTTTCTGGCTGTAGGCTTTTCTTCGATCCGAAGACCGCCGTCGCGACCGACGAGAACACGCTCGCCTATCACAACGCCCGGTACAGCGAGGCGTGCCCGGATGTCGGGAGCCCTCTCCCTGCCGGCCCACAGCCGTACTGCAACGAACGGGACGCCGCCCTGAAGGTGGCGAAGGGCGCGGTTCAAGAAGAGGTCACGGCCCAGAAGCGCGGCGGCAAGTACCCGCTCCAAAAGGCTCGAGCGAAGCGCCTTCTGAAGGCGCTGGCGGTGAAGCCATGAGCGGGCTCTTCTCGACTGGCGTCGCCATCGTGGACAAGCTCCTAGCGCTCGGCGTCGCCAATCCCGAGGCCATGGCCCGGCTTCTCGACGAGCACGGCCTCACCGATCAGAAACTCCAGGCCGAGCTGGACCAGATCATCATCAAAGACCCGAAACAACCGGATCCCACAGAAGGAGAATGATCGTGGACGCTGTTCTTATCCTGAAGATCCTTGACTCGATTTCGAAAGGAGCCAATGCCGTGAAAAACACGGAGGCTGCCTTTACGCCCGATCAGTCAACCCTGTCGAAAGACATCGCCATTGCCGAGGCCCTGTTCCCGATCGCGCTGGACCTCGCGAAGGCGATCGAAGTCGCGGCGGCGAAGAAGTAGGACGTTATGGTAGAAGCGTTAGTGGCCTTCGTTCTTTCCGTCCTCATCCTCGCCGTGTTTCACGGTCCCGCGTGGGCCGTCACGCTTGGTACTTACGGTGGGCTGGGGTTCTCTCTCTACGTCCTGATTCTCGTCATCGAATGGATCGTGGGCAGGCTGAAGAGCTGACATGAGCGCCAACATCCACTCCGAGACCAGCACCGCCAGCGGGAAACAAATCCCGCCGGTCACGGTTTTGGCGCCGGTCTCGGCTGCGGATGCTCATCAGATCGCGGAGCCGGGAGAGCTGGTTGCCGTCCCGCTCGCCCCGCGTACCGGATCACTCGCCTCCGTAATCCCGGAAGGTACGACGATGGCAGGGGCCGAGGTGAAGCCAAAGATGCGAAGCGTGACGCTTTGGCTCCTGACCATCGACGGTCTGTTTCAGACCCTCCAGACCGTCTTCCCGCAAATCGAACGGATTCTCCCCAAAAAGGTCGCGTACGTCATCAACGTCACGCTGCTGGTTTATGTCGGAATCCGACGCGTTTATGACAACACGGTTTTGAGGTAGCGATGACCGATGTCATCGTCGTCGCCTTGATCGCAGCCGTGCCGGCCACCGTGGCTGCCGCCGTTGGCGTGAGCAATAGCCGGAAGGCTAATCAGATTCACGTTCTCGTGAATTCCAACATGACGGCATTGAAATCGGACCTTGCAATCGCCAACTCGAAAATCGAGGATCTGGAGCAACTGGTCGGGAAAATGAGCGCGCAGCGCGATGCTGCTCTCGAGGGAAAACCGTGAGGTGCAACTATGGACCCCTCCGGTCTTCTACTGCCGGACGAGGAGGACGACCCGCGCCCCATCCGTCCGTTCTCCTGGCCAGAGTTCATCTGGCATCGAGCACGACTAAGGAGCCCGCGTGTGGTGGATGAAACGCCAATCGGCGCTCGCGTGGAGTGGCTCGCCGAAAAGCTCGAGAAGCACGAAGACGAGTTCGTCCGTGGGCGTCGCCGCATGCACGATCTCGAGACGGCGGCTACGCGGTGGGAGCTTCGTGTCCCGCTTGCGGAGCAGCTCGGCGAGAAGGTCGACGGGTTTCGGGAGGCCGTCGCCATTCAGTCAGCGCGGATCGATAAGGCGTTCGGTGACACGAACGCACTCGGAGAGAAGGTGAGGCGGTTGGAGAATCTCTTTCACGGCCCAGACGAGAAGAGCGGCCTTCGTGGTGACCTAAATGCCGTCACCGGGAAGGTTGACACCGTCCTGGCGAAACTTGACGGTATGAAAACGCTCATCGGCTGGCTCTGCGCTCTCGTCACCATTCTCAGCGGCGTCGGTCTTTGGAAGGTAATCCTGAAATGATGTTCCTGCCTTCTCTCCGCGCCATGATCGAGACTGCCGCGAGGGCGGCCGACCTGCCGTCAGCGATCGTCGGCGGGCTCGTGATGCGGGAGTCAAACGGAAACCCGAAGGCGTTCAGGCCCGAGGTCGGATGGCAGTATTTCGTCGGTCCCGATGGGCATCCGTGCAGCGTCACCGGCGTGCGGGGCATCTTCCCTTGTCCGGACGGAATGGAAGTCCTCGGGCAGCTCACCGGATGGGGGTTGTGCCAGGTCCAGGGCTCCGTGGCTCGCGAGTACGGATTCGCCGGGGCATTCCTCTCCGATCTTTGGGAGCCAGAGCGGAATCTGCACTACGGCTGCCGGCACCTCGCCAAGTTCGTCAAGAAATACGGGAAAATCGAACTCGCGCTTAGCGCCTACAACGCGGGACGACCGATCGAGGGAAACAAAATCTCCTACGTCCAGTACGTGCTCGACAGGGCGCGCGAATACAGCGAGGAGGCATGACCTACATCCTCGCCCTCCTACTGGTGACGGTCGTGGTCGGCTTCGTAGCCGTCATCTGGGAGGTGCGTCGTACGGAGGCCCGCGTGATGGACGCAGTGAAGCAGCTCGGCGAGAAGGGGTTCGTCGCCCAGAACCCGGCGAACAACATGAAGCCCTTGACCGCCCCGATCCTTTGGCGAACGAATCGTCGCGCTGCCCGAGCGCTTCTCGAGCGGAAAAACGCCGGGGGTAACGACTGATGCCGATGAACATGCCGATGGAGGCCCTGGGGAACAGTCTTCCGGCACTCGTGTCGCTGCTGAGTGGCGGCGGCAAGGACGAGCCTGGGAAGGTTGTCCCCGAGAACCTCGGCGGCAAGCCGCTCTCAACGTCTACGGACCCGAATCCCGGTGCTCCGACGCTGACGGACGACGACCAACGGGAGCTTCTGGACCTTCAGAAGAAGATCGCTCGTCAGGCCCTTTGGTCTCGCCGCCTCGACATCCGGAAGAAGCGGAAGAGCCGTTACTACTGGGCCGGGCAGCAGGACATTTACTGGAACGGCCGGGTCGGGGACTTCGAGGGGATCCAAGTTGGTCCCGCTGGCACCGCCCGTCCAGCCGACGAAGAGCGTGACGAGGTCGATCCCGGCTACACCTTCAACAAGTACCGCTGGTGCGGTCAATCGCTCATCGCCGTCCTCTCGAGTTCGCCTCCGACAGTGAGGTTCTACCCGGAGAGCGCCGAGAATTCTGACGACCAGGCGACGGCAGCGGCAGCCAACTCCATCTGGGAGCTGTTCAGCCGTACGAACCATCTGGAAGAGGTGCAGGCGACCGAGGCGTGGCTCCTCTACAACGACGGCATCTACGGGCTCTACGTCCGGCACGTTGTCGATGCCCAGCGCTTCGGGACGCATCCCGAGCCGATCATTCTCCCCGTCCCTCACGAGGTTGCACCCGACCGCTACGAGTGTCCCGGCTGCGGGGCGACGACGCCGGGGAACCCTCCCCAGCCCAACGGGGATACGCTAACCACATGCCAAAACCCGATGTGCCAGCAGCCGATGTCCGCGATGTCCTTCCGCCCGCGCGAGACGCAGACGGTAGACATGCCGATGGGGACGAAGGACGTCCCGAATGGCGCCGAGCTGGTGGAAGTCGTCGGAGGTCTCAACCTCTTCGTCCCGCCTAATGGCAAGGACATCGACGAGTTCCCGTACCTCATCTGGAGGGACGAAGTCGAGCGCTCGGTGGTCAAGGCCATGTACCCGGATGCGGCCGACAAGCTCGGGAAGAACACCTACGGCAACGGGCCGGAGGAAGAGTGGGAGAGGAACGTCCGGCTGATGATCAAGGGCCGGAGCGGGCCATACGTCGGCATCTCCTCGGCCGATGACAACGCCGACCTCCTGACCCTCACCCGGACGTGGCTCCGCCCCTCCTCCTTCTGGAGGATCGAGGACAAGGACAAGAGGGAGCGGTTCCTGAAGCTCTTCTCGGGCGACGGCTGCCTGATGGTCTCGTGCGGGGACCTCCTCCTCGAGACCCGGCAGCGGTCAATGAGCAAGGACTGGGTCGTCTGCCACGCGTACCCCGGCGAGGGCCAGGTCCGCGAGTCGATCGGCGACATCATGCTCGACGCCCAGGACGCGGGGAACGACCTCATCAATCTCGAGATCGACGCCGCGCGTCACGGGGTCAGGACGACCTTCGCCGATATCAAGCTCTTCTCCCAGGACGCCATCAACCAGCAGAAGATCAAGCCCGCCCAGATCCAGCCGATCACTCTCAACTCCGGCGACACGGCGGGTGCCCACTTCTGGGAGACGGGCGTTCCAACGCTCTCGGAGGCGACCACGGCCCTTCGCGAGGAGATCCTCGGGCCGCTCTCTGAGGGCATGACCGGGGCGCTGCCGGCGATCCAGGGGCAGAGCGACAAGGACATCAAGACCGCCACCGGCTACCGGATGGCGAGGGATCAGGCCCTCGGGCGCCTCGGGATCCCCTGGCGGTCCATGAAACACGCTCACGCGAGGATGGCGAAGCTCGCGGTCGAGGCGTTCATCGAGTCCCGCAAGCCCCTGGGGATGGATGTCACCTACTCCAAGCCCGTCGAGGGTGGATTCAAGAACGTCACGATCAAGATGACGGATCTCGAGGGTCGGTTCCTCGTCTTCCCCGAGGCGGACGAGACCTACCCGATGACGATGGGCGACAAGCGGACGGTCTACGAGGGCCTCCTCCAGTCGCCGAATCAGTACCTCAACGGCATCGGGACGAGCCCCGAGAACATGCAGGTGATCAAAGGGGTCCTGGGGCTCACCGGCCTTCAGATCCCCGGCGAGTCGGCTCGAGAGCAGCAGCGGCGGGAGATCCAGGAACTCGTGAGGTCAGAGCCCCAGCAGCAGCTTGTGGCCCAACCGCCGATGCAGGATCCGGCGACCGGCCAGGTGATCCAGCCGCCCCCGCAGCCGACGCTCGTCCCGAGCGTGCCGATCGACCAGGACTTCGACGACCACGAGGTCCACTTCCAGACGATCCAGGAATGGCTCGAGAAGGAAGAGGCCCAGGCGTTGAAGATGACGAACCAGGGAGCCTGGATGAACGTCAGGCTCCACGGCCTCGCCCACAAGCAGGCCATGATGCCGCCCCCGATGCCCGCTCCGGGGCCGGGTGGTCCGCCGCAGGATCCGGGTCCCGGCCCGCAGGCGATGGGCGGATCCGCTCCGATCCCGCAAAACGCAATGCAGTCCAACCCACAGATGGGAGGGTGATAGATGGCGATCTACATGCTCATTTCGACGGCCCCGCCGAGCCCCACCTTCCAGGTGGGGCAGACCGTGACGTCGAACTGGAACGATTTCACAGCGGTCTCGACGAGTCGTGCCTACGACATCTCGACGTGCGACACCGTTCGCATCCACGTCTTCGGCGACGGAGGGGACACGACGAGTTCGTGCCTCATCCAGACCGGACCCACCGCGACCGGGCCGTGGTTCACCGAAGCCACGATCACGAATGCGACGGACGGCGCGGTAGGAGGTGGCTCGGCCTGGTCGATTCCACGGAACGACTGGGTTCGAATCAGCGTGGCCTCCATCACTCCAGGCGGAACGCTTAACGCAGCCCTTTCGGGCTGGTACATGTCCAACAGGGTCCATTAGTGATTTGTGACGCCGATCTCGTCGTGGCGCGACGTAAAACAGCCTGATCGGCAGGATAGGAGAACCAAGTGGCAGACACGGCAGTAGCAACCCCGACCGCACCCGCCCCGGCTCCCTCGGCGCCAACCACGGCCTCTGTGCCGTCTCCGGCCACGAGCGGTTCCGCGTCATCGACGATCAACGCGTCGGACGTAGGGGGACAGGCGGCCAATTACCTCTCGATGATCGCGAACGCCTCGACGGCGCCCGCGAGCGTCGCTCCCTCGCCCACGGCGACCACCACCCCGGCACCCGGTACCAACGTGATCCCGCCGGCCGCAGCGGAACCCGCCAAGGCCGACGCCATCGCCCAGGCTATCGACGCCCTCGCGACCCCGAAGGAAACCCCGACCGCCGAACCAGCCGCCGCGACCTCGGTGACGACCGAAGACGAGGTGGACGAGGAGGGTGGCTACGGGGACCTGACGGACATCGAGAAGGCGGCCCTCGACTCCAACCCTCGTCTTCGTAAGGCATGGTTCCGCAACCGCGCACTCGACGAAACCGGAGTGAGAGTTCGCGACGCCCGCGTCTACAAGGACGCGAATATGACGCCCGACAGGGCTCGTGAGCTGAACGAGCTGTTCCCGACGCAGCAGTCGGCCCTTCGTACCGTCGATCTCGCCAACGCCGCCCAGAACCTCTACGAAGACTTCAGGACCAATCCACGCCAGCTTCTTACGAACCTCTCTCAGCTTGACCCCCAGTCCTTCCAGGTGCTCGCGCAGCAGTTCGATGCTGACCGTGCCCTGATCCTCGGTGAGGATGTGATTCGCTCCGAACGGGCGAACGTCCTGTCTGATGGCATGTGGCGGGTGCTCGACGATGTCGAGACCAACGCCCAGGCCCTCGGCGACAACGAGGAGGGACAGATTCTCCAGGCAGCCGTAGCGGTCATCCGGAACGAGCTTTACAAGGGTAAGACTCCGAACGGGCAGACCGATCTACCGCCGTCCGTCAAGAACGAGCTGAATCAGCTTCGGCAGGAGCGGGAGTATTTCAACCGGCAGCAGATGGCCCAGCGCACCCAGGCTCAGACGGGGTTCCAGAACTCGGTGCTCAACACGGCCTTCGACAACGTGCGCGGCAGTCTCAAGACCGAGATCAGCGCGCTCGTTCCCCAGCTCAAGGACAAGCCGGAAGTTCTCGAGCGTCTGGCGAATCAGGCTTTCCAGGGCGTCTACGGAGACGTCACGGCAAAGCAGAACGTCTGGGTGAAGGACTTCACTCGGATGATTCAGAACGGCCAGATGTCCAAGGAAAACCACGATTACCTCGTAAGTCTCGCGGTGGATCAGGCCAAGGCATACGTGAAAAAGCGCGCCATCGAGGCTGTCGAGCCGATTCTCTCTACGGCCGGCAGCATCCAGAAGGGACGCGAAACGGCGCGTGCCGCAGCCCCCGCCCCACGGGACATCGCCGTCGCCGGAGCTTCGTCGGTAGCCAATCCGCCGAAGGCCGTCGATACCTCAAAGTTCAAACCGGCTTACTCACCCGAGGCAATGCTCGCTCAGCTACAGGAGCGCCTCGCGGCCGGGAGCCGATAAGGAGCAACGAACATGGCAGGCACCGCCCAGTCTATCAGTGACATCGTAGCGGTCGAACTCGAGAGGGTAATGCCGCTCGTCACTGGGATGTACGAAGCCGAGGATCACCTCTGCTCCATGATGGAGAAGGTGGTCTCGGAAGATCAGTCAACCCGAAACATGAGGATCCCGCTCGCGATGGCGCCCGGCGGCAAGTTCCGCCAGGTGACGTTCGACGGTGGAGACCAGGGACGCGGCTCGGGCACCTTCTACGAGGTGGCTCAGGTCTCGCCTCTCGATCAGTCGATCGCCATCGAGTACACGAAGAAGACCGAGTACGCGACGAACTCCAAGGAGAAGTCGGTCGCGAACACCGTCCAGCGCGCGCTCGTCGATGCGATGGTCGAGTTCAAGACGTACAAGGACATCCTTCTTCAGGGCGCCGGCAACGGCGTCACCGGAACGATCCTCTCCGGCCCCAGCGTCAACGCGATCACGATGGCGACGCCGTTCTTTGAGACCGGCTCGCGCTACAACCAGACCGTCCAGGTCTACAACTCGACTCTCGCGACGAACCGGGGCAGCGCCGTCATCACGTCCTTCCCCGACCCCGTCAACCACACCCTCACGGCCTCTGGCGGCTGGCCGGCGGGCACCACGAGCACCGACAAGATCGTCATCGACGGTCTGACGGGTGCCTCGCCGGTCTCGCTCTTCGGCCTTGCCTACCACCAGTCCACGGCCCAGACCGGAACCTGGCTCACGCTCAACCGCGCGACCTATCCGCAGCTCTGGACGCCTGGGGTCACGGCCTCGTCCCTCATCACTCCGACCCACCCGCAGGCGCTTCTCACGAAGGTCGAACAGGCCCTCGGCTCGACGGTGTTCGACACCGGTAAGTGGATCTGGTACATGCACCCCTCCCAGCACACGAGCTGGGTCAACCTCCAGCAGATGGTCGCCGAGGTCGAGTACCAGAGCGGCACGGACGGCGGCACCGAGATCGATTACCTCGTCAACCGCAAGAAGCAGCGGACGATCGGCGGCATCACCGTGATGACGTCCATCCACGCTGACCAGACCCGCATCGACCTGACTGACGTCAAGGACTGGGCTCGTGGAACGCTTCTCGAGACTCAGATCCTCAACATGGCCGGGAATACGAAGATTCCTGTCTATGGAGCGAGCGGTGGATTCGGAAGTGCTGAACTCTTCTACATAGGTAACAGTGAACAATTTGTCAAAAGAAACCCCAGAAGGGGCGGAGTGATCAGTTCTTTGACAATTCCGTCCTCTCTCTAACCAAGGGATGAACCGAGTAGCCCTCAGCGAGAATGCAGGCCAAGAACTCATGAAGATCACGATTCCCCTTCCGCGAGTTACAGGATCGACAGGCGACGGCCAGGTTGGCCGCGTCGTTGGTTCCACCTCTCGAGAGGGCGATGATGTGGTCCTTGTGAGCTTGGCGCCCGGTAACGGCCTTCCCGCAGTAGGCGCAGGCATGATTGAAATCCTCGAGCCTCTGGCGCCATTCCGCCGTGGTGTGGCTGCCAGAGGCCCCGAGTTCGTTCGCTCTGCGCCGATGCTCGACGGTACGCCTGGACTGCCAGTCTCGCTCGCGCCTCCTCTTCCACATCGCCCGAGCCTCCTCTGGATGGTCCTTGGCGAACTGGCGCTTCATCGCGTTGTAGTTCGCCTTCCGTCTCTCGTACGACGTCTGGTTCCACTGCCTCAGCAGCTCCGGGTTCTCTTTCTTCAGGCGCTCGTACGTTTCTTTCGAGGCACGGCGGATCTCGTCCTTGTGGGTCTCGTACTTCGTACGCTCCCATTCCCGAACCTTCTCTGGATTCGCCGCACGGTACGCACGCTGGCGCTCCCTATCCGCCTCGGGATTCTTCGCTCGGTGCTCTTTCATCCAGGCGTTCAGGCACCCTCGGCAGTACGCATGTTTCCGTTCCGGAGGAAGCGGGATTTCACATCGGGAACACAGTCTTTGTTTCATAACACTAATCTAGAGCCGCCATTCCGATCTGTCAAGGCGGCATAGGAGAAAACAGTGAGTCAAGTCCAGAGCCTCGGTTTGTGGTCCGGCGGGTTTCTCCGCTGGGCGCTCGATGACACCACGTTCGACCTTACCCCCTGCACGGGAGCCTCGGCTGCTGACGCCCTCTACGGCATCGGCACCCAGTCCTCCCGCGCTCTCATCAACGACACGCTCCCCGGTGGCGCGTTCTTCAAGCAGTACGGCGGAACGGCGGTTGCTAGCTCCACCGCCGAGACCAACCTGCTTACCGGAACGATCTCGTACGGCTCGCTGACGCCGACCACCGGCATCTTCAACACCCTGGGCAAGGTCTTCCGCCTCACGGTCAACGGCATCGTTGGCAACACCGGGACCCCGAACCTCACCATCAAGGTGAAGCTCGGTACGACCGTCGTTGCGACGACCGCTGTCCAGGCGACGACCGCTGTCACCGGATCCACCGCTCCCTTCCGTCTCGTCTGCGAACTCGTTTGCACGACGACCGGAGCCACTGGCGTTCTCTCGGGTGGCGGCATCTTCAGCTACGGCACCAACACGGGTGTCGTGGGCGGTATCCTCGTTCCGGCGTCCCTCACGGCCCTCAACCTCGCGGCCTCCCAGGCGCTCACCGTCACGGCGACTTGGGGCACCTCGGATCCGGCCAACACCATCGTTTCGACGCTCGCGATTGGCGAGCTGATCTAATGTTCAACCTGAAAGCCCCGGTCACGGTCTGTGCCCTGGCCGGGGCTCTTCTCCTAACGGAGGCCCCGCAAATGAGCGTCTTTCCAGGTCTAGCGCCAAACCAGGGAGGCGTCTGCCGCTGGGGCTCAACGGATGAAGAGCCCTACGACGTGATCCCTCGAAACGGAAACGTAGGCATCGACAACGTACGCTCGATCGGTACGGCCGAGTTCCGCGTCAAGATCAACGGCAGCTACGTCGGCAATATCGCCTTCGTAACCTCCGGCGCGTCAATCTCGAATAGCGCCACCGAGACTTCTCTCATCGGGACGGCGCTCGTCGGAAGTACGACGATTCCCACGTCGGCCGCGTCTGGCACCCACGTCTGGCGGTTCTCCGCATTCGGCGTCCTGGCGAACACCGCAAACCCGACGCTTCGAATCAAGCTGAAGCTGAACTCCAACATCGTCTGCGATACGACGGCCTTCACGGTCAATGCCGCCGCCAGCGCCGTTCCGTGGAGATTCCAGGCCGACGTCCACCTGTCCGGCGGTCTCGTTACCCACACCTACTCGACGTTCACGTACGACTCTGACGGTGTCGGCGGGTACGTCGTCGTCGTTCGGGATGCCTCCGTCATCTCCGGCTCGTACGACGGATCGGTCGATCAGGTCGTTGACCTCACGGCTCAGTGGGGCACGGCCAGCTCGTCCAACGCCATCGTCAGCAGGATCGCCACCCTGGAGTCGCTCTACTAATGTCCGCCCTCCCCCTCTCCGAACTCGTCGAGCCGACGATCCGTCCCGGCCGGGTCCACCATCAGGACCCACCGGCCCGCGTGCAGCGGTTCCTCGCCAACTACGGCGGGAAGAACCGCTACGGTGGTCCGATGTACCGCCTAGTCTGGGGTGGCTCTCGCCTCTCTTGGAAGGCAGGTGAGTGGAACGACCACGACGAACATGGAGAGCTGATCCGGACGGTCATCGAGTGCCGTCAGACCCCGAAATACTTCTGGGCGAGGGAGCGCTTCGTTCTCGAGTCCTGGCGTCCCCCCGAGACCTTCGGAACCCCCGCCGAGTGGTACGCCAGAGCCGAGTGGATCGGCGGTCAGAAGGTCGATCTTCTCGGCGACTACCCGCGCGAGGGCGACTACGGGCCGATTGACGTCGTCGAGGACATCGTCCTTCGCTGCACCCGCCTCAACATTCATGGGCCAAACAAGCCCTGCGATTCCTGCACGGGCGAGAGCGTCTACCTCGAGCCCACGCGCCTCTACGTCAAGCACATGGTCGATCTCCACCGTAAGCAACAGGCGATGAAGGCCAAGGACGTCTACACAAAGGACATCGCCGAGATCGGCCGGAAGCGCACTGAGACCTGGAACTACCACTACGACCAAGTTCACGACAACGCGCCGAGCTGGGTGACGCCCTACGTGTCGTACGCCGGACTCGACGCCAAGAAAGGAATTCTCGCGTCATGAAGACCACCCTTTACTCCGTCTATCCCGAGAAGCTCGAGCTGGCCCGCAACCAGATGTCGGCCACCCAGCCGTTCGGGGCGTTCATCATGCCGGCGCCGGATGGCGACGAGACGACGACCGTTATGGCCGGCGACGACAAGCTCTCCTACATCGTCATCGACGACATCGAGACCACGGTCGATCAGGGCTATTCGAACTTCTCGAAGGTCACGATCGACGGCCGGGACGTCGCCAAGGAACTCGCCGGCATCTGGCGTAGCCACGGCATCTTCCTGCCGGAGAAGCCCGGTCAGCCCTCTTTCGAGGAGATCCAGGCTGCCAAGACCCTCCTCAACACGTTCTTCAACGAAGAGTACAGTCGTGGCGATGCCTCCTTCAGCCGCAACCGGAACCCCGCCTTCATCTCCGACCAGGCACGGGTGGCTGCACGCGCTCTCAACCGCAAGCCCGATTGGGCGACGTCCGACGCTCAGGTCACTCGTAACTGCCCTCATTGCGACGAGCTGATCCGGGTCAAGGCCAACGTCTGTAAGCACTGCGGGCGGGACGCGAAGGTCGCCGAGGTCCCGGAACCGAAGCCATCCCCGCAGCGGGCGGCGGCTGGGGCGAGGTAACGAGCTAGATGGCAACCGCCAACGACGTCTATACCCTGGTCCGGGCGCTGCTGAACGACACGCAGCAGGACTGGAGTACGGACGCCGTGCTCCTCCCGTACGTGCAGAGCGCCTACCGAGAGGTGGCTCGGCTCTGCCGTACGCAGGGGATGGCGATCTACCGAAAGATCGCGGCGGTCTCAGGTATCGCCGGGACCACGACAAGCTACGCCACGGTCGGAAGAGCCACAACCCCGGCCTATGCCTCGGACCTCATCTGGCCGGTCACGATCAGGGAGAAGCTCTCGAGCGCGGCGTTCAACGCCTACACGCCGATGGGGCGGCAGGACGACCTCCCTCGGACCCTAGTGAATTCCAAGGCCGAATGGAGCCACTGGGTCTGGGTGGACGACACGATCTACCTTCCTCCGGTTTCGGCCGTGACCAACCGTGACCTCCTGATCCTCTACGAGGCCCAGCTCGCGGATATCGCCTCAAGCGCCACGACCCTCCGCATCCAGGACAGCGTGGACGCCATCGCCTACCTGGCTTGCTCTGCTATCACGAAGGAACGCGGTCAGGCCGGCTGGATGAAGGAGTTCGAGGATAAGGGCCAGCAGCTCGTCGGCCAGCTCGTCGCTGACGAGGCGGCGGCCACCAAGCGTGCCACGACGCCAGGCTTCGGAGGGAACCAGTGAGCGATACGACTAGGGATGCCCTGGCGCTCGCGACGTCGCTCCTGGCCGGGATGCGCGGCGGCTCTGGGCCCGGTGTCGATTCGAACCTCGAACCTCACCTCAAAGAGGCGATGCGCGAAATCATGCGGTCGTTCAACGAGGCGGGCGTCTCCCGCCTTCGAATGCGGGCGGACGTCAACCTCACGGTCGGGCAGACGGCTCTTACCTCCTCGTCCAGTCCCGCGCTCCCTACGGACTTCCTCGAGCCCATTCGCCTCTGGGAGCGGCTCA